CTACCAAACAAAGTCACACGGTTGTTGCCTTTCTGCAATTACTCTTAATGATTTCGTTACATACAATCTAAGGAAGCAACGTGCACTAAGATTGGCTATAAGCTTGCCTTGTATTTTAACCGCCATCGTGCCTCCAGATTGATCGAAATTATAAATAACGATCTGTTGTTTAGGATAAATTCTTTTAAAATCAACAGTCATTTTAACCTGTTCCCCAACAATATGGATCAGTCTATTTCTATCGTCTACACCAAGGAAGCCCGAAGGATCGACATTATATTCGTGCGGATCTAATCTAATAGCATAATCAGATTCGTCATTAACTATTTCATCCCTTAAAGTAGCTAAGTTACCATTAGGAATAAATAGGGTATCAGGGTTTTCATCTTCTGATTTAAAGTTTTTACTTGCCTTTACAGATCCATCTACGGTCAACTTATCATCCTTATTAGATTCTCTTCCCATTCCGAAGAGTTTTGTATCTAAATTGAAGTTTAACCCATCAAAATTGCCGTAAAGTGAACCATATTTATAATATTCATTTTGTTTACCCGAAACAAATCTTTCAAAAGTATGATCCATTATCCCCGATTCATTTCCGTAGAAGCCATCTGCAAGCATTAATCTTGAACCTGTATTGATGGAAAATTCTTCATTTAGTTTTAATCCATATTGATAAGCATAATTCCATTGCTGAATATTTATATTGGTAAAATCTGCATCTGTCCATAATTTAGACCATTTACCCCATTTTCCATCAATCCCTTTTCTAAGTTTCAGCATTGGAGCACCCGCACCATTGCTACCACTTTGATTTGCAAATGCTAACTGGTAAGAAGAATCACCTGTAGAAGCAGTTGTACCATCCCAAGGAGCAAAAGTCATTATACCTGCATAATTTCCAGTAGCTCCTAAACCGGCACTTGTAGAATTAGCAAAATCAAATCTCACCCTTCGGGGAGTAGAGTTTGGTGCTATATCGTCTGGATTTCTTGATCCGTCTCTAGATGTTACAAAGTAATTGGTAAGATTTACAGAATTATTTCCGCTTATATATAATTGTTGTCCGCCTTCAGTTTCAGGATTAGTGCTTAATTCGATTTGGCTTTTATTTACTGCATGTGCACCAAGGGTTCCATTTGGAATAACAGGGCTATGGGTAAATGTCTTAGTATCTGATATAGTCTCAACACCAGTGCTTTTTACAAATAAATTTAAAGACTCGTTTTTAGTGTAATAATTGAATAATGCAGAATTCGTAAGGTATCCTGCATTGGCATGATTCCCCCAATTAAATGCAGTTTCACCGTTATTAATTCTTGAATCGTTACCTTGTGCAACAGTATTTACAGTTGTTCCATATGTTGGAGTAAAATTCGTTCCTGTTAATGCAATGCCGTTACTGCTTGTATAGATTGTGTTATTATCTGTCCAAGGAACATTTACTATAGCTTGATTATTATTATTCAGTTGCACAGCATAAGAACGTCCTTTTATTTCTGTTACTGAATTTGGCGCCATACTATTTACAACATCAGAAAATAATCTTATTCCCCCTAATGAAGTTGATGTTGCTACTGTAAGTGAGTAGGAAGGTAAAGAACCTTTTGTAACTGTAATTCCATTAGCATTTTGAGCAACATCTGTGATATAATTACCCGAACCAGATATTGTAACAGGTAAACTAAATGCAGTTCCTGATAATGTTAATCCATTTCCAGCGGTATAAGATGTATTTGTATCAACCCAAGGCACGTTTACAACAGCTTGACCTGCGGAGTTTAATTGAATACCATAGGTTCTGCTTGCTGTAGCTGTGACTGAATTTGATGCAACTGTTTGTACAGTATCACTAAATATTTCAACACCTCCTTTAACAGCACTTGTAGCCGTAGGCAATGTGTAAATAGTATCAGTGAATAATGCACCTGCCGGTACATTTGTCAAAACCTGAGCATCATCTACTTTACCATCTAATGCACTTTGTAATCCTGTGACCCCAGCAATAGTATGTGTATGATTGACTGATGATGCACCAACATCTGAATATGTTAAATTAACAACACCTGTTTGACCGTTTACACTTTGAACGGCACCTGATGAAATTTCAACAAAAACAGTTCCACTCCATCTATAAGACTTATTGGTATCTGTTGTGACATATATTTTACCAGTTTGCTTCTCATTTGCTGGTAATGCATTGAGTACTGCTAAACTTGGAGCTTCTATAACATCATCTACATAACTTGGTAACTGAGTTGATGGAATTAAGCCTGATGCATCCAAAGTAGCGACACCGTTAGCTGAACCTTTTTGTGATAATGGAATATACGAACCTAACTGCGCAGTAGTAGCATACCCTACATTGGCATGATTTCCCCAATTAAAAGCAGTGTTCCAATTGTTAATATCGGCTTGTGAAAAATCACTGGAAGTCCATAAATATTTTCCATTATTCCAGGCACCAGCATTATAACTTTGATAAAACAATCTATTATTAGAGTGAGAAAGTCTGAATGCAACAACGGAGTTTCCACTATCATCTCCATACGGAACGAATGTCATAGAAGCTGAGTAAGTACTTGTGTTAGGCGCAGTGAGACCTATTGCTGCTGAATTTTTAAAATCAAACCAAACGCCGCTCTTTAAATCAGTTGATGGTAAAGGATTTGTATTTCTTGTATCATTTGACCTAATTGAATTTACATCACCTCCTAAAATCCCCTGCCTTGGAACATCAGTAATTCCATAACCTGTAGCTGTTGTTGGTTTAGCTGTTAATGAAGCAAATGGATGGGTATGCGAACTTAGCGAATAAGTGTTAGAATCCACAGAACCATCTGCTTTTAAAAACTGAGTAGCATCTCCTCCAACTTTTGCAATAGATTGTGCAAGAAATTTACCCGCAGAATCAAGAACTGCTTGACCTGTTGTAGAAATATCTCCTTGCGGTCTAAAATAGATAACACCAGCAGAGCTACTACCTGATAAAATTAAACTATCTCCAGATGTACCTCCAGCTCTAAACATTGTATTACCTCTACTTTTTATTGTAATATCTGTAGTAGGAGTATTGATACTTCCATTAAAATCTATATAACCTGATGTAAACAGATTACCATTGACATCTAATTGATAGCCATTTCGTGGAACTGTTGCGCCCGTCAAACCAACACCAACTCTGCCATTCGCCCATCTTAAAGCATTTTGTGTATTATATGCTGTACCTCCTAGATAACCATAAATTAGTGAGGTTGTTCCTAAGGTAGTTGTATCAGTGTAATTCCCATAATGACCAAATACATCAATAATTCCATTACTACCTAATAATTTAGTAAAATCTACTGCAAAATTACTTGTTCCTGATGTAGTTGAATAATCTCTAAGAATATTTGTCGTCAAATTACCTAGTCTTAAAGAACCAGTCAATGTATCTCCTGATTTCAGAAGATAATTTGATAGTTGTGGTATCGCATCAACACTGTTTAACATTGTTTTCCATACCCCCCAAGAAGAACCGTTATAATTTCTTTTATAAGTTATATTATTGTTATAAGTAGTATATTCTTGTATTACACCATTGCTTGTAGTTCTATAAACATTTAAAGAGCCAGCATTAGCAATAGGATAATTTCTTGCTATGGTTGCATTAGCATCAGCAGTTTGATTATAAAAACCGGGAGTTGTGATCGTATTTAAACTATTATCGCCTAACGCTGTTGGGGCTTTTGGAATAGAACCTATATTGTTTGCATCGGTCCAGCTTCTGGATGCCACTACTTCTGTAGCAACATTAGCAATTGAAATATAGGAAGAAACGTCTGTTTCAATGGTTTGTAACCAACCTTTCGACCAATCAAAATTTGCACCAGAATGGAAAGATACTACCCTTTCAACTTCAACATTCAGGTAGGTATTCCATACTGTTGTTGCTTCACCTATATTGATACAAACCATTCCAGCAGCATCAATTCCTACATTAATTATATTCGTAGGGAAATTATCTGAACACTCAATAATAGCCTTATGGCTTCCGTTAATCGCTACGCCGGTTATCTTATAGAATCCGATTCTTATTTTACCTAAAATTCTATTTTGCCAACCATATATTTTTAAAGTTACATCAAACATTGTTGCAGATGTGCTTGCTTGTGGAAACTTAAAGCTCAAAATCCCAACCTGATTAGCATTACTAAATCTTTGGTAAACTTTATTGAAAACCCGTGAGCTGTTTTCAAATTTTGATAGGCTTCCGGATGTGAAATTGAGATTTTTATCCCCCATATTAATTTCTGTATTCGCAGGAATATATGAAGTATTGTCTAAACTACCATCAGCCTTTAAAAAGTGGGCGGCTGTACCGCCCACCACTCTATACCCTTTAGAGGTGTTATAATATGAGTATTTAACATCCATTTTAAAGATCTTTACGGGTTACTGTGATTGATACAGTATTAGGTAAAGCAGAATCAAATTCAATATCTATTTTATTCGGATCGGTTAATTTTATTCTGCCTTCGATTTTGTAAAATGTTACAGTATCATACATAGCAACATCCACATTTCTAGTCCCTAAGTTGTGCGCTACACTTGCAGTTCCTACAATAGAAGTTGTGTAAGATTTTGCAATATTAGTTCCGGCAGTAACTCTACCTTTAGAATCTACTGTAACCTCATCATAAGTTCCGGCAGCTACTCCTGTTGCAGCTAATGTCAACGCTGAGGTAACATTTGCAGATCCGTCAAAAGTTGTTGCCCAAGTAGCGTCACCTGAAGCAGCAATTGTTCTCGGTGTTGTCAATTTTGCAGCCGATCCGGTTGTATTGATTGCTGCAGTTCCTGTTAGTAATGTTGCAGGAACAGCCGTAATAGGGATTGTTACATTTCCAGTACCGTCAATTGTTTGTACCGTTGCAGTAACTCCGGAAAGCGTAATCGTTCGCTGTGTCGTCCATTTTGTAGCAGAAAGAACACTTTTTGCTGCATCTGCCGTATTATCAACATTACTTAATCCAACGTGAGATTTGTTTAAAACTACAACCCCCGTTAATCCGTTGACAGAATCTACCGCACCAGAGGTAATATAAACGAACGTTGTTCCAGTCCATCGATACGTTTTGTTGGTATCAAGAGATACATAAATTTTACCTGTCTCGCCAGCGATAAGGTTGGTATATGCCGCTTCTTTGTAAAACTTTCCGTCAGCAGCTTTATAATAGCCTTCCAAAACATCATCCACATAAGATGGCAATTGAGATGCAGGAACCTGTCCGGATGCATCCAATGACGCAACTCCATTCGCTGCCCCTTTTTGTGATAAAGGAACATAATTAGCCAAATCTGCCGCAGTAGGCATAGAACCTAGAGATACCGTAATTCCGTTGGCGGTCTGAGTGATTCCTGTAACCACATTCCCTGTACCTGAAGTAGTAACCGGTAAAGAAAATGAAGTTCCTGTCAATGTTAAACCATTCCCTGCATTGTACGTTGTATCTGTAGAAACTAATGTAATTGTACTGCCGGTTTGATTGATCGTCATATTGGCACCTGCCGCAAGGGTAACATCACCGGATACCAGAGTTCCAGATGCGCCACCTTTTAGACGGGTAATCGTGTCTGGCGTTGTAAATGCTCTGTTTGCTGACAAATCATAAGCGGTACCGTTAATGCTTAAAGTTCGTGTTTTTGGCACATAATCCAACGGATTTAAATTTCCATCATGCCAAAAAGAATTGATTGGTCTTGTGCTTCCTCCAGCGGTTAAAATGTCATTGTCTGTTTTTCCTTCGATTTTGTAACCTACAGAGCTTCTGTAATAAGCGTATTTAATGTCCATAATTATATTTTTTTGATTGTTAACTGAATTATATTGGGTGGTACAGAATCAAATAGCACTTCAATAGTATTGGTGTCTATTCTTCTCACCTTAAGGGGTACTGTAAACATTGTTACGGTGTCGTAAGCATCGATCACAAAACTTAATGTATCAAGATTATGCTTTATTGTAGAGTCACCCCGAACTCTCTCTTCATATTTATTTTTTTCGGGATTGGCTGCATCTTCGATATTTTTAATTTTATCATACACCACATCATTAAACTGATTTTGATAAGTGATTGACCCCCAGTTTGAGTAAATTCCAACGAGGTTGGTTTTATCATCTGAACCATTTCTGCTAATAGCTTCTTTAAGCCATTCTAGCTGCTGCCTGTTTTCTTTGATATAACCTACGATTTCCTGAAGTTCATCAAGATCAACATCATTAGAATCTAGTATTTCGTTGATTTTGGCAATATGTTCAAGCATTTCATCATCTTTTGCCTGAAACAGATTCACAATTTCCCCGATTTGCTCTTTTGTGTAGACATTTCCAGTCTCTTCGTCTCCATCTATAGTAGCTCCTAATTTGATTTTTAACTTTTCTTTCCATTCTTCTACATTCGTAGCAGTAAGGTTGGATGCGTTAAGTTTTGCCAGTACTAAATGATGCGCGCTTTCATCTTCAAGATGATTTGTAAAAGTTGTGGTAGATAGTTTGTTTTGAAAAGCTTCATTTAAGCCCATCACCTCCTCCATTTTGATTTTTTCATCTAAATGGCGGAATGAAGAAAAGACCTGCTGAAATTGATATTCTGTAGGAACATCACCTTTTTCAAACCAGCTGAAAATTATATTTAATGGTGTACTCATTTGATTATTAAAAATTAGTTTTGATACAATTGATAATTTGGGAAAAGGTCTCTATTGTTTATAGATGATTGCCCCTCAATGAAATTATAGATTATTTGAGCGACTCTTGATTCCATCACTACTTTATCATACTTTTAACTGGTGAACTATTGATCTGGTTTTCGCCTTAGAAAAACATATATTTTATCAAAGTTTTTTGTAATTTTTATTACATATCAACTCCATTCACTTATATTTTTTTTATACTGTTTTCTGATTACTCTTTTAGTATAATATTTTTTTGAATTCAATGATTATTCACATTCTTTAGAGCTCAAATTTCAAATTTTCCCGGCTCTTATAAAAGTTTTTTGACCTCTCTATTCTGTAGTTGCAATACCTTTATTTTCTGAAATCTTATGATATTGCTTTGTAAATTTCAATGTTCAAAAATCATTTTTTTTTAGTTCTTATGAAAGTTTTTTGACCTCCCTATTCAGTAGTTGCAGTAGACTTATAATTTCAATATTATATGGAAGATTTACAATCAGATGATCAAACATTTTCTGAGAAATAATTATTTCATTCAAAAGGGATGTGATCTATCTTCCGGTAATACAAAACCCACAATCAGAAGACTGTTATCTTCTAACTATGGGCTTTATGATAAATTAAATTACAGAGAGTTATTCTTAATTTATTATAGTGAGTTTTTTACTTCTTAAATTAGATTCATACTATCTTACTCCCAACCAAATGCACAACCAGTCTGTAATAAAAATGAAAACCTATAAAAACAAAAACCGGAGCAAAAAAGTTTCTGCTCCGGTTTAATTTATTTATTTTTGTCCTACGATCTTTATCATATTGTCAGGACTAGTCATAAATTTTCGTTTGGGAAATAGGTAATAAAATTTATCATCTTTTAATTAATTTCTTCTGTTTCTACCTCGATATCAATTTCTTCGAAATCATCAGGAGTTTCCTGAATCGGTTTTTCGAGCCGTATACCGTCGAGATAGTAAGTCGTTCCCAAATAGATCTCATCGCCGAAAATAACTCCATCTATTTTTCTTTTAAAGCATTTCCCAGGATCCGCTTTAATTATATTGTCTGTCTGTGTCATGTATTTTTATGTTATTGGATAAATTCTTGTGGCAAAATAGCTCCAATTGGTTGCAGTTTTATAAGCAGAAACGCTTGCTGGGGGTACATGAATTTCTACTTTATCAATAATAATCCCGTCAGCAACTATGTTTGTTCCTACCAAAATAGGAGGTGTCGCTGCCAATACTTTAATTATAACTTTAGTAACGCCTGATTGTCCTACACTTGCACTAATTGGTAAACAATAATTCTCTAGATAATTAATTGAAGCAGGAAGAATAATTGTCATTACATCTTCACCGGATCGCATCTTAATATAGAGTCCATATGAATCTATTCTTTCTAATCTTGTAGATCCCGAAAGGTCAACAAAATTGGTAACACCTTCCTCAACATTTGCATAATCTATATTATTACTCAGCATGCCATTGAAAATTCTCGTGATATAAGGAAGAGTATATTTTCCAGCTTTTGGATACATATATCCGAATGAATTAACTGTATAAACTCTAACATTTCCAAATAAATTAATATCTAAATATCGTCCTTGAAATGGAGAATCTCCTAACTCTTCAATTTTGTCAAAACTTCCAAATACAGCAGTGTTAGTATTGAAGTTGAAAACATTTGAACCTATTTTTTTTATATTTGGAGGAAAAATAATACTTATATAAAATACATTTGAGCTGAAAGCCCTATCTTCTATTGCTTCTACATTTATAAAAAATCTAAATTCATTAAAGCTACCATCAAGAGATCTCGAAGGATGAACAGATTGGTCAAAAGTATCAACCCCGATAGTAGTAATGGCTCTAGCTTCTGTAAAACTTAATTCTTTATCACCATTGGTATCATAGACTGATAATAAAGTAGCTTTTCTAGTAGTATTAGAAATTTGAATAAAATTGGCAATATTGGAAAATGTAAATTTAAAGTCAGGCCAATTAGCTTCCATGAAATCTTTATCTTCTTGATATATGGTAGAAAATTTCCATTTTCCTTCAACGATAGAATGTGGGGTTGTATTACCCGAATCATCAATTCCTTTAGCATTTATAAGTGGAAAAAAATTTTCACTAGAAGTACTACTTCCGTTTAAATTATTAATTCTCAATCTAGCCAAATTTTTCAACGAAGTGGCAATATCATAAACATTCATTAAAGGACAATCCTTAATTACAAGAGTTGTTATAGAACTTGCCGTAAAAGTTAAATTAGAATTTTTAATAAATTTTTGATTATCCAAAATCAAAGTATTTGCTGTATTTGGCAAAATTAAAGAAAAGAGCAACCCGCCTTTAGGTAACAATACAGAGGTTATTCCTGTTCCTGCAGCGGAAATATTTTTAATACTTGTACAACCTGTTAAATCTATTGATTGTTTTAAATTTGGGCAATTTGAAATATCTAATTCTTCTAAAATCGTGTTATTGCCAATAAACAAATTTCTCAAATTTTGATTTGAATAACCGGAAATTTGACTTCCAATTCGAAGCCTCGACAAATTCATCGCTTTGGATACATCTAAAGTACCAAGATACTTTCCTGACAAATCTCCAAGATCTTTAATTGCAGATGCACCATAAATAATAGTTTCTGTGTCGTTAAAAGTAATCGCTGGGGCTTGAACTAAGGAGGCAACACTTTTTCGCAATCGTGCTCTATTGATGTAAGAACCAAACTTAATTTTAGTGTATCCGTCTTTTTGAGCCGTTAGTAAAAAATTAGCATTGGGAGCAACTACAGGTGTGCCCGAAGGTGTATAAAGTCTCATCGTGATATAATCCGAAGAGAAAGTAGACGTGTCATACTTTCCATCCATATATCTGAATCTATTTAATAACCAATAATTCCTGTGCGATTTTCTTGAGCCTTGTGCGGTGTATAAGTAACTTCCGTTCCCGGCTATCACCAAAGGATCAATATATTTATATTTCGCATCTTCATTGAAAATGCTTTCCGCCCATTTGTCAGATTCTAATGTGTTAAAATAAGTGTTGCACTTATCATAAGTCAGAATTCCTGAAGCTCTCATTTGCTGATACAAAGCCGTAATTTCAGTATCAAAAGCAACTTCAACCAATTTCCAAAGTTCAGACAAGGCTCCGTTCCAAACGAACCCGCTACCAACCTGATCGTGCGCCTCTACCCAGTAATCATACACATTGTGACCTTCGTTATTAAGACCTAAAACCGTGTCATTATCATAAAAAATAAGATACCAACGATTGTTTCCTTCAGCGTCCGGATACATTGCAAACATCTGGTTTTTAGCGCGCTGATCGACCATTGCGAAAAATTCAGTGAATACATAATAAAACAATAAAAATTGAATATTAAAATGATCTTTAGCTTCAGCTTTGAATTTTGCAGGATCATTTTTGCAACTCACGATCCATGTATGCAAAGCTTCAAGATTCGAAGTATCTTCATTATCTTCCGGATATCTTCCCTCAAAATCATTTTTCCACAACTTCTTTCCAGAACCATCCACACTATGAAAATCTGTAGCAATAAATAATGTATTATCTGACGTATTGTTTAAAAATTCCCAGCATTCCTGACCACCTGTAAAACCCGTTGTTGCTTCATTCGACTTATCATTGTTAAAATTATATTTTCCTAAGAAAATACGCTCAGAATCTGGTGTTGCACGGTGAAAAATAAGCATGGGAAAACCGTCCATTGTGGTTCTAATATTAGGATCCACTAACTGAGGAGGCACTAAGTAGCCTAACTGATTCAAAGAATCTTGTGCAAGTCTTGCCAAACCAATATTGTGAGAACCGGAAGACTCCATAAAATCAGCTTTGAAGGTAAATGTCTTTTCCGCCAATGAATTATCACGAAGCTTGTATTTTGAAGAATTTAATTCGCCATTTTTGAAACCTCCATTAAATTTGATTTTAAAGTTTTTTCGGGGATAATACTGAGAAGATGTCCCCTGAACATCAACACTCGCATTTACATAAGAAAACGATTTTGCAGGTTCTTGAGCATTTTCATACTCTCCAACAATTGTTTTTTTATCGCCTTTATAAGTTGGCAAATCTCCAACAATGGTTAAGCATGGAATTGATTGTAAACATTTATCATAGGACAAATTTCCGAAGGCATCGTACAATTTATTTCTCTCGTAAATGTTGACTTTTTCAACCAGGTTATCCATGTCAGCAATGAAGTTCGACAACATCTGATCGGCGTTTAGATTATTATTGTAAACCCTAATATTATATAGATTAATATTACAGTCACTGCTTCCAATGGTAATGTTTTGAGGAGCTTGCTGTAAAAAGCTGTCTAATGAATTATACTGATATAATGAAGATATAATTCCATTGATATACACAAACACCAATCTTTGGTCTGCAACCTTTGTAACGACTACACTTACACGGATCCTTTCTTCTTCTTTGAAAAAAATTGAAGTTCCATCCTGCTCAGAACTGAACGAAAACGAATTTGAGGTAGCAACAAATCCGACATTTCCATTTTTGCAAGAAAAAATAGTACTGTCACTGTTTTTTATATCTGAAGTTGAAAATTCAAATTCTAATGTTTTACCACCTGTTTTAAAATCGTTATCAAAAATTTTGAAAGGAATCTCAACCCTCGCATTTCCGCTCACTTTAAGCGCCACAGACCCTTTTGGATCTTGAATCCAACCATTGGTGCTGAAATCAAAATCAGTAAGCGTACATGACAAGCTTTTGTACTTCCATTCGTTTTTGTTCGTTTCAGAATTACTTCGGTTTCGGCTTGATAAAAACAATTCTAAACCTAATGTTTCCGCTTCTACCTGAATATCGAAAGCAGTTACAACTACTGAAGTATTTTTCGTGACATTGCCACATTTAAAAGTCACAGTGTGCGCACCTGAGTCCATAAATGTATAGGTGAACTTCTGCAAACTTCTATTCACCAATAATTCAGAAACCTTCACTCCATCGATCAAAATCTCAACATCGCTATAATTTGACGATGGTGAATACACCAGATATTCAATTGAAGCTGGAGCATATTGATTTGCCACAACGTTATTTGCTGACGAAACCAAAGGCGTTAAATTCCCTGCCACAACGCAGATAATATCCGTCAAAACATGATTACTTTCGATGACCTCACCAGATAAATCAGCAGTCATATATGCTTCTAAAACATGAACTCCGTGCGATTGTGCAGGGACTTCATAAAGAAGCTCTTTGTTATTAATTGAAGTAACTACTGGCGGAAGAGCTGATCCATTTAATTTGAAATGAATTGTCTTCTCGATATTACCCGTTGGGATATACCGGAAAATGATTGGTCCCGAATTAATAGTGGTCTTGCCGTATGTAGTACTTAAAGCAAGTGCTATTGTTTGAATATCATATTTTAATTTTCTGTTATTTCCATAACTGTCCGTTATACTGAGAGTAATGGTATTATCTCCCGCCAAAATAGATGACGTGATATCTATCTCATTGACTCCCTGGTCAATGTTTTTATTAAATAGGATCGTGTTTCCTTTTAAAATACTCGCAGTTCCCCCGCCAGTCTCACTACCATCAACGCTGTCGATGGATGACCACGAAAAAACTATTTTAACTTCACTTCCAAATGATCTTACGAACGATGCAGGTATTTCAGATTTTGCTCGGAAAACAATTCCATTGGCTCCTCCGCTTCCCCCACCACCAGTCCCATATTCACTTTCTGACTTTTCTCCTAAAGCTGAATATGCGATCTGCTTAATGATCTTTCCGTCTTCATTCTTAATGAAAAACATGACGGGATAAGTGAAATTATCTGCAACTTCTTTATCTGATCTTTCATATTTTGTGAAATAAATTCTTCCTGTATATCTCATTTTAATCTTCTTGTGTTAAATCAATAAAACCATCTGCTCCACCTCCAGGCATATTAACCTCAAGAACAGACCAAACAAAACCGTCAAAGGAAATTATCCCGAAATTTTCAATCGTAACTCCCGAAGCATTTTCGTAGACTCCACTCCCTGCCCAAAACCATTTTGCTGATCCCGGCTTAACAATAATATTATCAGTAGGCCTTAAAATTCCTCCAAAGGCAAAATTTGCTTCTGGACTAACTTCAGACTCTTTAAGCAATTCTATCTGCTTCCTGTTTTCTTTGATATAGTCTACGATTTCCTGAAGCTCATCAAGATTATCATCATTAGAATCTAGTATTTCGTTGATTTCTGCAATCAGCTCAAGCATTTCATTATCTTTTGCCTGAAGTATATTTACAATTTCCTCAGTTTGCTCCTTTGTATAGACATTTCCGGTCTCTTCACCATCGTCTATAGTGGCGGCTAGTTTAATTTTTAATTTTTCTTTCCATTCTTCTACATTCTTAGCAGTAAGATTGGATGCATTAAGTTTTGCGAGCACTACATAATGTGCGTTTTCATCTTGCAGATGATTTGTAAAAGTTGTGCTGGATACCGTTTTTTGAAAAGTTTCATTTAAACCCGTTACCTCATCCATCTTGATATTTTCATCTAAATGACGGAATGAAGAAAAGGTCTGCTGAAACTGATGTTCTGTGGGCATATCACCCTTTTCAAACCAGCTAAATATTGTTTTTAATGGTACTTTCATTATTATTGAAAATTAGTTTTGATACAATTGATCATTTGAGGGAAAGTCTATTCTTGATGGACTTATTATAGATAAATAGAATTCTATATTTTTTGAGCAATTATTGATTTCCGCCCTCTTTTATCGTACTATCAATTAGTGAATTGTTAATAGGGTTGACACCTCAGAAAACATATATTTTCGCAATGTTTTTTTTGTAATTTTATTTTAAATCAACTATATTCTCTTACGTTTTTTTCTATAGTGTTTTCTTGGTATACTTTTTTTGACTCCAATGATTATTCACATTCTTTAGAGTTCAAATTTCCTGTTTTCAGGGCTTTTATAAAAGTTTTTTGACCTTGCTATGCTGTAGTTGCAGTAATAAGTATTTTCTGAGAAATAATTATTTCATTCAAAAAGGAGTAATTTATTCCATAGTATAGCATACAAAACCCATAATCAGAAAATTGCTGTCTTCAAACTATGGGCCTTGTGATAAATTACAGAAAGTTGTTCTTAATTTATTATAGAGAGTTTTTGCTTCTTAATTAGATGTCATATTGCTTTGTATCAACAGGTTTTACATCAAATTTGAATCCTTTATTAGCAGCTATACCTGTTACTTTACAAAAACCAGGAATCTTAAACATTGTCCCTACATTATCATGAGTCACTTCTATATAGCTGTCGCTATCATTAAAGATTTCAATACGCTGCCCTAATATTGGTTTTTGTGGTAATCTTACCATTTCTCTTGTTACAATATAAATATGAGCATTTCTAGAATGTCTTACATCTCCATCTGTGTTATACAGAGGATTAAGAATCAACTGCCTAGAATTGTTATTAATGTCAATTGTATCTACTGATAGATCTCCGGCTAGCTGAACTTTATCTTCGTCATTACCGATCTCTCTTCCTATACCAAGTAATTTTGCATCAAAATGAATATTTAATCCTTCAAATCCATTAACTGATGAACCATATTTCAGATATTCATTTATTCTACCAGCATAAAATCTATCATTACTTAAATCTACTAATCCTACTTCTCCTCCAATAAAGTCTTCTCCCAACGCTAACAAACCATAACCTAAGCTATCCATTAGTCTAATACTTCCAAATTGTGGAGCTTGTCCTGTCCCTAAATATTGGTCAATATTATTTAGATAAGATAAATTGAAATGGGTATGTGAACTTCCTCCTCCTGTCCCGGCATTCCATGAATTAATATTAGCTTGGGTTATATTATATACAGGATGTGATGTAGGAATGAAATTAGTATTAACCCATGTTTGTGTTGCATAATTCCCGGCTGGAATTCCACCTAAATTATCAGCATTCCTTGCACTATCTACTCTAACCCCATAAGTTTCGGAGCCATTTCCGCCTACTAATGTTGGGTAACTAGGAGTCCATTTTTGTTCTGCATCTACATTTGATTTTGAAGCGCCCCAAGGAGTTGTACCACTTGAAATATCAAATATAGTATGCCCATTTCCATAATTATTCCAGGTCATTTCTCTTAGAACTCGTCTATTAGTAATCGCTGGTTGACCTACATAGTTCCAATGATAAGGTGGTGCTACATCTAATAACTGATTTAAGTTTACTGCATGATTTCCTAATGTACCATTGGGAATTACGGGGCTTTGATTAAATGTATTGGTGTTGTTAAACGTCTGAACTCCATTCAATGTGGCATAACTTCCCAACTGAGTATTTAAAGCAGATTGTGTAACATACCCATTCAAATTAGCAGAGGTTAGAAATCCTTGATTGTTTACCCAACTCTGTGTTGATAATGTATAAACTGCTATCTTTACTTGTTTCGTTCCTACTGGTTCAGCTGAGTTATCAATTGAAATTACACGATTAACAGTTGTTATACCACCGCCACCGGTCGCTATAACTTTTACTGAAAACCCTTGCCAATACCATAATCTTGGAAACCAAAAACATAGGTTTCCGTTGATGTTCATTGCAATGATAGTGGTAAGATCCGCATAGGTTGAATATCCTGATTGGTTGATGATGGTATCTGCATAGATGTAACCCTGAACTTTTGTATCCATAGGTATGCCACCTCCGTACATATTACCCTTAATTTCTAAAAGAAAAGAGTCACCTGCAGAGTGAGAATAGTCAATATTTGTTGTGATCAACGTACCATCTGGAAAATCTCTATGTGAATTTACATACGAATCATCCTTACTATATTTTGTAAGCTGACCGCCGCCTCCCATAAGGAAGTAATCATCGGATGAATTATTTTTAATAAAACCTTGGGCTGTCACATTATCATTAACTTGCATGTTTCCGTTAAAGTAATGGAAATAATTAGGATTTGGTGTTGACCTATAACCATGATGTCCAGTGTTATAATCCATGAAAATTCCAGAAGAATTAGAACCCCCATTTACATCAGCTCCATAGTAGTATAGATTATTGAACCATCCTGCAATAATATGGTCATTGTTTTTATCATATAATCCTGTCTCGCCTCCAAAGTAATTATCAGATAAAAATATATTTCTACCTAAACTGTTGTCGAATGGTATATTAGCTCTGACAAACTTATTCTCATTAACCCAATTTTGACTAGCAATATTTACTTCTGTTCCATTAGAATGTTTAACATAAGGTGTTACTGCTGTACCTCCAACAAAACCTAAAGCAAATGCGCCATTTTCTGCAATTATCCTACTACCTATAATATTTTGAACATAATTTGTTGTAGCTACTTCACTATTTCCATAAAACAATTCACCTCCATAAGGTTGCAGATTTAATCGGTATGCAGTTGGGGTACCGTTTGCTCTTTGCTGTTGAATATATCCTTGTCCTGTACCTTCAACCCAATGCACAGTACCATAATTTGCATTATCATTAGCTAAAAATAATTTATAATTTGTTGGTAAAACACCTAAATCATTAGAACCTACAGCATCTAAAGTATCAATGACAAGCCCACCAGTCATGGTATCACCTGCTTTATTTACTTTATTGTCTGGATTGAAATTACCTTCATGATACATTTTTCTCCAAGGCGTAGAGTCTGTCCTAAAAGATATATTTTCACCTCCTTTTTGCACTACAATTTGTGAGAACTCAGGAGTACCCATGTAGCTCATGTGAAGCAAGTTTGCATAAGCAAACGGTACGTTACCTGATGTAATATTGGGGTAAATATTGTAAAATCCTGTTTCTTTTGGTGTATCAATATTTACATAGGCATTTGGTGAGTAGCTACCTAACCCATACAAGTGATAATCTTCCATTATCCCCTCATGCCAAACATTAAAACCTTTATACCTGATATAATCAGTAGCAACACTTAATGAATGTTCAGGTTGCCAAGGAGCCGACCCCCAACCCATATAAACTCCATGTAAAGTATCTCCTGTTGTTAAAGCTCCAATACCTGCCAATCTATCCGAATTAGCCAAGGTTTCCCAAAATAATCCAGTAGCATTAAAGGTATCTGCTTGTTGAATTGTAATAGTTCCTTGCGCACTAATTCTACCACCTTCTGTTAAAGTACCACCTGATAATGGTAGATAATTGTTTAACTGACTTTGACTTACTTTAGCATTCCAATCACTTGCAGCACCAAAAGCCGATGTAAGAATGTTACCATCATATGTAAATAAAACTTTTTCATCATAAGTTGCACCGCCATTTGATGAAAACTGGAAAGCGTAACCTTCACTACCATCACTACCATCTCTTTTGCTACCTACCTTCCATCTTGTATTATAAAAATGATAAACATGTCCTGAAACAACAGTATTAACACCTGATGAAGTCTTCCAAACATCTACTTGATTGTCTTCATTACCTAGGAATGATACTTGTGATGTTGGCGCAAAAGTTTTATCAGCAATTATTGTTTGTGGTGTATGAATCGTAACTACATTACTTAAATCTGCTGATGTAGCAAAATCACTAACAGGTTTATGACTACCACCACCTAAAAGTAAATAATCATTACTTGAGCCTTCTTTAATAAATCCTGCTGTACGAACATAATCGAAACCATTACCATTAATATTCATGAAGTAAAATTCATTATCTCTATAACTAACAGTTCCAGCATAAAACCCAGGTTGGTGGAATGCTAATGTTGGATAAATTGTACTACCGTTACCGTTAATCATTATACCAGCACCATTATAATCATTTCCAGTAGCACCAACAAACTCTTTTTTACCAGTAATTTGCTGTGCTGTGTTTCTTGTTACTGGGTCTAAATTACCAGCATGCCATAAGCCATACCCATTATAAGTAGGGGTTGATGCATTTGGTGATATTCTTAATCTTTGGGCTACGCCAGATTCAACAATGTTGAATTCTCCACCCAAAGATTCCATATGCCATTTAAGTACTCCATTTTCAGAAAATTGTAAGTGATTGTTTGATGCATTTATGTCTAATGCACCAGTCATGGTATCACCTGACTTACTAACGTAACCAGATAATTGACTTTGGTCAACTGGATTTTGTAGATTAACATTATCCCATCCCTTTCTCCAACCAATATCCATATGTCCTGACAGTCCTCTTGTATATGATTGACCTGTAATAACATCAACAGCAATTTGTGTAAATTCGTTTGGGCTTTTTCTATGTGTCCAAACTGAACCATAATCCAATCCAGCAGGTCTACTTGTAGTATTATCATTAATTCCTAAAATAGAAGTTTCAGCAATATCATTAAGGTTATAATTTGTAGCACCTTCTTGACTTCTACCTAAGCCATAATTTCTATAATCAGGTAAATTACCTGCATGCCACATAACATTTCCTTTATATTGAATAATATCGGAATTAACTGAAAATGATGTACTGACTTCCCAAGGTGTTGAACCCCAACCCATATACATATATTCAAAACCTCCATTAACTGTAAGTGTACCAATACCTGATATATTCTGAGTATCATCAATAGACTGCCAAAACATTCCTGTTGCAGAACCACCTACTTCACCTTGCTGTACATAAATATTACCTCTAGCATCAATTTTACCGCCACTTGTTAAAGTCCCTCCTGATAATGGTAGATAGTTTCCCATCTGGGAATTTAACTGTCCTAAGTTAACTGCATGGTCATTTTGAATAGCATTAGGTACTGATATGTTAGTCCTAAAGGTAGTTAACAAATCTTCTACAACAATTTTTTCAATAGAGTTTCTATAAAAAACAACATGATTATCATTTAAAGTTCCTGCTAAAAATCCACCAGATGCAGATTGAACAAATCCTCTTGCATTTGCAGGGTCACCATTAAGAATCCATTGTGTATATGCACCAGTAAAACCTTTTATTCCATCAATATTTTGGTCGCCTGTTGTTCTTACATAACCAGATAGTTGACTTTGGTCTACTTTGGCATTCCATAAATTAGCAGAACCAAAATTAGATGTTAGTATATTACCATCAGGTTGAATTAAAACTTTTTCATCATAAGTTGCACCAGCATCATCAGATAACTGAAAACTTAATCCTAAACTATTATCGCTACCTCCTCTTTTATTACCTACTAACCAATTGGTGTTGTAATGGACATATTCATGTCCAGAAACTACTCCTATATCTCCTGTGGTTTTTCTGAATACTTTTACGTGATTTAAATCACTCCCTAAAAACTCAACTGCTGAAATAGGTGAAAAATACTTATTGGCTATAATAACTTGATTTGTATTTAAAGTAACAAAATTAGCATTAACCCAGTTCATAGTTGCTCCTTGGGTTTGTGTCCAATTATAAGCAATTGCCCAATCTATTGCACTTCCATAATTTAAAGTGGCAATATTTCCTTTTGAGTAAATTCCGTTAGCTGGAATGTATTGTTGGTCTGAATATTCATCAGAAGTTAATAAACCTCCAGTATTTATTTTTTTAGCTGTAACACCACCATTTGTAAGAAATGAAAAATTTGCACCACTATCATCATCAATACCTCTATAACTACCATTATCATATTTTTGCCAATAGTTTCCTAATTGATTTGATGTTACTAAATTTAAGTCAGAAATAAGTTCTGTATGTGTTCTTCTACTAATTTTTTTTGTAGTAGGGTTCCAAACCAAAACAAAACCTGCATCGTTTGGAACGCTTTTCACGATAATTTCGCCTTCAACGGCGACGTGATTATTAAAATATTCAGGTGCGATCATTAATCCAATCTTGCGGTTAAGGTTATTCTATATTCATTCGGTGTTAACGGTGCCAAAACATCTATCTGTACATCATTTTCTGTAATTGGGACACAGCTTACATTTATTCTTCTGTTATCTGCATTTCGGTAGCAGGTATAATCAACATTCCTGGTATTCCAATTATGATTAATAGGAAAAGTAACGGAAGAGCCATCTCCGATCAGCACTGTTTTAGATTTGATTTTTGCATCCAAAACAACTTTTGTAGATCTTGGAGTCATTGCTTTAACAGCGTCAGTTCCCGCAATAGCTTCAACATCTGTGGCTATTTGAATAAGCCCTTTCACTGTATCGGTAGCATCTACAATGTCAGGAATACCTTTTTCTATAATCTGATAATTGGTAGAAACATTCGAAGCGTTATCAATATTAGCAATAAGATGATCACCGATAGAAACAGGCTCATTGCCAACCCAGCCATTTGCCGTAATTACCCATACCATACCTGTTTTGATGGTCGCCGATGTCATTGGTGACGGAGCGGTCATTGAGCCTTTAGCAGTTGAAGGAATATAACCTCCGGGCTGATAAATCAATGCTCCTGTAAGGCTTTGTCCTATAAAGTTTTCGACATACGTTTTAATCTTATTGGATGACCATGTAAATGTATTTGACTGAGTAGCATCATTCAGGAAAATAGAAACAATATCTGCATTGGTAAGATTTCGGCCCGCTACTTTAATAACATGCCCTGAACTATTGGTCAGGATCTGACTCAGCAACAAAAGTCCGTTGGTCTGATCTGTCTGAAAAGGATTATTAGTCAACGGATAATCAGGATGTACGTAATTTTGAGCCAAGTCAATCCATTCGGTTCCGTTCCATTGGTGCAACTGACGTTTATAATCAATTATCCAACCTGCAGGTACATTATCCGTACTTGGAAATGTATCAAAATATTGAAAACGGGTGCGTTTCAGTTCTCCGAAAAAATTATCCTGATGTGCGTTATTACTTATTATTGCGTTATTATTCATAGTTTTTTTATTTTTTTATGGTTTAACTTTTAAAATGAGAATGTTAATTGGGTTAGGAAGATCTCCTAACATCTTAATCTCTATGGTTTGGTTGGTTGCGTAATCGTCAATATTTATTTTTTTACCCGTTACACTATCCCGTGCCTGAATGATCACGTTTTCCGTTTCAAGGGTATTGGGGAAAACTGTACTTCCCGTAATTTGTACCACTGCACTTGTAGGGGTCTGTGAAATGAGCAAAACTTTATCATAGATTTGCTTATTAAATTCCTGTTGATTTTTGGGGCTCTGTAACCAATCGTAGTCAAGTAATAGCTTTACTTTATCTTCTCTTGATTCACCGATCGGAATAGCTTTTAAAGCTTCAATATCCTCACGGCTTTTTTTAATGAAACCGACTATTTCCTGAAGCTCATCTAAAGACAGATCATCAGATAACAGTTTCTTTTTAATACCTTCTATCTCCAATTCAAATGATTGAAAAACTTCTTGAAGTCCTTCAATATTTTCCTTAGGGATTAAATATTCTTTGTGATAAAAAGATAAAAACGTTTCTTTAAACTGTGTTTGCGTCGGAAAATCTCCAGTTTCAAACCAACTGAAGATTGTATTTAATGGTGTACTCATTTAATGATTAAAAATTAGTTTTGATAAAATTGATAATTGGAGAAAGGCCTGTATCGTTCACAGGTTGATTGCTTGAATAGAATTCTATATTTCTTGAGCGATTATGGATTTTTCACCCCTTTTTATCACCCTTATCAATTAATGAATTGCATGGTCATCATCAAGAAAACCATGCTTTAGTTGTATTGCTATCAAAGTCACCCATTCAAAATAAAATGACTTTAAATGCAATACGAATTACAGTTTTTAAAATTCTATTTTGCAAAAAACAAATCAGCTTCTGCTTTTCTACGTCTGATTAAACCATTCAAAACTTTACCTCCCGCGGTAGTATATCTTGAAGAAAACCAATCTTTAATGGTTTCTGAATTTGCTTTTTTATTGATCAAAGAAAATAGAGTGTCCGATCCTCCTGTGTTGTAAGTATGCGATACAAGAGCGTCAAATTGATTTTGTGTAAGCGAGATTTTAATTTTATTCTTAACTATTTTTTCATACGTCGGCAAAACAGATGAAAATAATTCAGCTCCTTTTTCTTTGCTGATGGAAGGATCTTTCATGGTTACTTTTTTTCCGCCTGGGTAATACGTATTTCCGTAGCCAATTGTCGGGATTCCTGCTGAATCCAGATAAGGTTTGGAACTGAATCCTTCAAATGATAAAATCAGATTGATTCCTTTTTGTGATGTTTTCATTATTTCTATTTTTAAAATCTTATTAAATTATATGATACTCCAATTCCGAAGGCTGGATAAAACTGATTTGCCGCGGGAACATAATAATAGCCTCCTTGAATACCAAAACCAAATCTTTTCGGCTTCACATCGATCCGTTTCTTGAAGTGTTCAACACCGTTAATCTTCATGTTTTTATCGGGTGAAGAAATATCAATGTACGTATTTTCTTTGCCGAGCAACCATTTCCTATCTTTGTATTTAACAATATCTACTACTGCGTTGTACTTGTAATCGACCGTACTATCTTGAATGTTTGATACTATTTGCATGTATTTACTTTCGTAAAAAACACGTGCTTTTTTATTTGCATCCAATTCGGTCTTTGTTGCTTTCAATTGACCATCTAAATTAAAGTTTGCTCTGGTTAATTCATCTATCTTTTCCTGTGCAATATTGAGAGCTGGCGCAAGCGTGTCACTTACGTAAGTCATGTAATTTTTGGTAACGTAGTTTTTTACTATTTCGCCTTCTTGTTCTTTAAATTTACCGTGAATAGTGCTGTCTTTTAGATTCATCCATTTATCAAGGTAAATTGTATCTAATGATTTAGTAGTTTCTGAGGCGATTCTATCGTTTTTACTTAAAGTAAACCATCCTGTGAAAAGGTTTGCAGTCAATCCGATAACCGCTATAACCAATATCGCTAAAAATGCATTCTTTTTCATTTTGATTGATTTAATAATGTTGTTGCTTGTTCCTGAGTTTTTTCACGAAGAGTACTATCTGCTTTTTTTATAGTCTCATCTTTTATGTATCCTGCTTTTATTAATAATTGTCTGTTTAATTCATCTACCTTTTTTCTTTCTTCATAGTAGAGTGTTTTGTAATCTTCTTTTGATTCTTTACTGCTATTCAGATTAATGAAGTAGGTAATCCAAAACATGAGAAAGAAAACCGCAGCGACAAACGCAAGAGGATTTTTTGAAATTAATTGCTGAAATTTTCCCAGCTCGTTTGGATTTGGATTTGCCATTTATACCTTTCATTTTTTTTATTGTTCGATTTTTTACCCGATTAGAAGTCCATATTGAAAATGACAAACTGTTCCACCTATCGTCTTTTGACCAGAAAAACCCTCTTGTAATGTTCCAACGAGATGAGGTACATATACTTTAAAGCCCTTAAAGCCATTTGAATCTGCGTTGTTTAAAAACATATATCCGGAACTTACTTCAAGAGCATTATTAACTCCGGAGGCTCCAGAGGCTAATAATCTTAATGCCGTATTATTAACATTTGAACCTGACGAGGATATTTCTGCACCTATATTGTTTATATTGCCTTCATTTCTGTTACTGAATATTCTGAATCTATTTTTGAAGGTTGGATTTCCTGGAAAATTATCTGATGAAATAGAAATTCCACTTATTAATTCTCCAGATGAATTAAATTCGCCAAATAATAACTTACCAAGTGTACTCGTCAAAGTTGTTGCGGTGATCTTCCAGCCGTTAACACCACCGATATATCCTTCGGTTGCATTTATTTTTCCGATTATTTCAGCGTTTTCCGCAATCATTTTTCCGTTTTGTTGAACTCTGAATGGTGCTGTATTTCTATTTGCATAATTAGAACCAGATCCAAATCTTACACTCGTTCCGGTTGTGTCTCCATCATCTGTAAGGCTTGAAACAAAAGCGTTTCTTTCTGTATCTGTTCCAAGTTCTAAAACTTGTGTTACTAAAAGTCCATTGTCAACAGAAGTGAAACCATCTGATCCATCATTGAATTTTATTTTTCCTTTGATAACTCCGGTGTCAAGATTTATTGTCATTTGACCGTCCAATGAGGCGACAATTCCAGTTCTAATAAGCCCTCCGTTGATTGTACTTGTGCCAATAGTGATTGATAAAACTCTTACATTATCAACAACGGTATGAAGTATTCCAAGTAAGAAATAAAAGTCATTTACATCATCATCAAACTTGATTTTTTCTTGCGTAAATTCAATTACAGCATCAGTTCCGGTTTTCGAGCAAACTGCATATACATATCTAAACCCGTCATCCGGAAGTGTCACATTGTTTTCAGCAATATTCCATGTTTTATTAAAAGTCTGCGAGTAAATCACACCTGCATTTGCTTTGACTTTGTTTTTATTTCCGTCGATCATCAACTCGAAAACTACTGAACAGCTTAATTGCTGAGATTGGCTTCCAACAGTCAGCATGTTTGTTTCAATCGAATTTGGCTTGATGTTTTCCGGCCAGAAATAACCATCTGTATCGAAAGCGAGGTTTTGAAGCTCTTGAGTAGTTTTTAATCCTAACTTTGAATAGTTGATATTTCCAAGATTAGTAATGGATAAGACATTCTTAATTGTTTTTACGTCCAAAATTACTTGAGAAGCATAATTTATCTCATAAGAATCAGCAATCACAACTTTATATTTGAAAGGATTGTAAACTCCATTTTCGATAAATGTTACCGTAGTAGAATTTATTCTAAGCATTTTATTAATTCCTAAAGGCTTGTCAACCACCGTAACATAATCACCAATGTCAAAGTTTCCGATTCCTATTTTCTCCATGTAAGCTGGATCAATTTCCAGATCATAAGAAACTTTTGCGTTTTTATGGAGCTCAAATTGCTCAAGACCTTTTACCAGTAATTCATTTTCAGCATTATCAATGTAGCTTTGAGGCATGACGATATCTAAAATTACATATTCATCACCTAAGGCAAATTGAAAAGCTTCAGAATCTATATCGGGAAACTTCTGCCCCGAATCATTAGTGAACGGAATTATTTCGAACGTTTTCGTTGTATGGCTATAACCACCTTTTTTTATCTCAAATTCATAGCCGGCAAGATTACCAGTATTGAAATGAACCTTTGCCGATGTTCCTGCAATCAAATATTTAGTTGTCACATTATCGGCCTCTTTTGCGTTCAAATCGAAATCCATCCCAGAATCAAGAAACTTGAATTTTGTATCTCCTAAAGAAGTTATCTTTCCTGTTCTTTTGGGGTAGATATCATCAAATGTAATTGATCCTTCTTTTAATCCAAATCCTGCAATTAAACTTGTATCTTCGACGAAATCAGAATTTGGCAGCATCAAATTTGTTGAAAAATTTCTGTAACCATTCGGGATATTTTCAGTTCCGCCTAAAACGTAAAGTCTATTGATAATATCATTGTCATCAACATTTGAACGATTCAATCCGTACAAACCCTTACCTTTTCCATGTTCGAAAGTAAGAGGTAATTTTCGCCCGAAATCTCCGGTATGGATTACGATTTTATCATTCTCAATTTTAACCCAGAAATCTACTTTAAATTCATCGCAAATTTTCTGTAAGGCCGAAAGACAAGTATCATCACCGAAAGTGATTGTTTTGGTTTCAGCGTTCGTGAAGTTTCCGATTTCCCAATCCAAAGAAAGCCTTTGCATATTGTTTTTAAGACAAATCAAAAAGGTTTCAATAGTTCCGATTAGCGGAAATTCTAAGTTGAATTTCTGCCCGGTTCCGTCCGCATTGAAATACTTGCAACGAAGCATATCATACATTAAACCTTGAGCGATAATATCGTACTCGTATTCAGCCTCACTAATTTTATTGACATTCGGTAAAGAATTCAATCTGTAGACAGAACCAAACAACACAAAGTAGTCATTGATTTTAATATCCAAAACAGAATTTGATTTCATTCGGATATTCAAAGTATCATCCGAAAGCAAAGCTTTACTTATTGCCGCCGATTCAACAGAACGCTTCCCCCTTTCAACTAAGTTGAAAAGTGGTGAGCTGTTTCTGTAAATGGTTATGTTGTTCATTATATTTTTTTTACTTTTACTAGCAAATTATTTCGTATGTATATATATTTAATTGGAGTATTTTTAACTGAAAAGCAAGTTGATTCTATTATAAAAAAAAAGCATGAAGAATTAGATAGATGGCTCAAACGCGAACAAATAACCCTTAACGAAAAATCTAAACAAGAAATAAATGAAGAATATGAAAAAATAAAAAGATCAAAAAAACCAAAATGGAAAAAAATTCATTTAACAATTGTTCTTGATGATATTATTGCTCAAGTTTCACAAATTAATGTTTGGTAGTTAAAAAATCATTGATCTAAATCCTTCTTTGATAATATCTGCTCCCGCTTGATTCTCGTGGATATTATCACCACAATTATACTGATCTGCTAAATTGTCACTACCGTCACTTAGGAGAGAAACGTGATAATTATTTCTTTTATCTACATTTGAAATCGTTGACATTATCGCGTTATTTAAAGTTACCCAATTAGCGTATGCTTGTGGTTTACCTGCATCCAAATAAGCTTTTTTTGCAGGATTCATGCAGCTGATCCAAATCTCTGCATCAGGTCTTATATCTGATCTGATTTGATTTATGTAATTTTGATAGTTTGTTAAAACTGTATTAATGTTTTGCTCCACATCGTTCAATCCGATTTGAACTAAAACGACATCAAAGAAATTTTTGTTCGATAAAGCGTTCCAAGCTGCCAGCTGTTGATTAATTGTGTGACCAGGTACAGCAATATTTTGCGCTGAAAACCCTTGACTAATCTCATTTTGCGTAAATAACTGAGATGCTATGGTTTGCCCCCTACAAGCATACGCTGCAATTGTTGAATCGCCTGAAATCAAAAACTTTTTTTTAGAGTTTTGATTTTCAATTCCGTCAATCGTCATATTTAACATCATAATTATAAGTTTAATAATTTGACATACTCAGTTGTTGCAGTGCCTCCAACAGGGTTAGACAATTTCAGCCAAAGTTCTCCGGATATTGCATTTGGGTAGGTGTACAAATCGGTGAAATTTGTCCCATCCGTTGATTTTAATAACTTGACTTGTGTCCCAATTCTACTAAATCTATATTTCAATATTCCAGATGGACTTCCTTGTTGACTTTGTGTACCATTTCTGTAATTTACATAATTAGCACCTAGTCCATTTCCTACTATAACATGGCAATTCCAAACGAGAGGATTTCCATAAGCTCTTAAAGTCGACACATCATCTAAACCGAACATTATACTTCCGATAACATTTCCACCAAACTCAAAGTAACCATCACCTATCAATGTTTGATCTGATACTCCAACCTCGTTTTGAGTGGTTATACGATGCACGCCATCTGATAGAGTAGTAAATGATCCGTCATGTACTGAAAATGTCAAACTAATAGGTAAAGCCTGAGCGAGTGTTGTTGGATTTACAGTGTTACTAAAAACAGACACGTTGCCTGCTGCATCTTTAGATTTAACTTTAAATTCATAGCTTGTATTTAATAATAAACTTGTTACTTGGTAATTGTTTGAATTCGTAGAAGTTAGAAAAACACCGTCTTTATAAATATCGTAACCAACTACTCCAATATTGTCTGTAGCACCCGTCATAACTAAATTAACAGAATTATGCGTGATGTTTTCTGTTGTTAATGTTGGTTGGCTTGGATTTTGAGAATCAGGAATTGATACCGTTGTCTCAATTAAATTTTTATTTATCGAAAACATCAGGTTGGTGCCGATTAAGATATACCCAATTAAACTTCTTTTATCCGGATTTAAATTTATATCTAGCGAGACTCCTTCAACAGTTAAAGTTTTATTTCCTACTAAATCTTGTTTGACGACCAAATATCCTTGTGAAATATTCTTATTAATCGTTAAACTAGTGTTCGTTGTTATGTTAAAATATTTATTCCCATCCCATATAGACCCAATTAATACACTGAATTCATTATCATCTGTACTTTCCGAGTTTCCTATTTGAATCCATTTTATAGACGTTCCAGGAATATCTGTACTTTGTGCAATTTGCCCTTCATCAACAATCCAATGAATATTATTCTTAATTATTTGATTACCTTCTGTTAAAGGAAAATCTATTGAACTTAAACTATCCCATAACCTTACATTTACAGAAGCTTGAGGCATTGCTTTTAAAATCTTTTCAGCAACTCCATTTTTAATCCAAATCTGAACTTCATTTAATTGAATATCTGTTGGTGAAACTGTAATAATCTCATCATTTACATCAATAAAATTTGGAAAATTCCCGGATTGATTTACATCGTATTTTTCGTATAAATTAGTACCTGAAGTCCAAGGTGTAGGAATAGGATTAGTAACAGGATCATAAGGTAACCCTGGTTTTGCTACTCCTTTAATTCCAGATTGAGTTGTTGCTTCAACGTCAGCTCTCCATTCGTTATCCTCTATAATACTATAAGTATTTCCCGGCATTCCATTTTTTGTAATAGTTGCGAAATTATCAGGTGGGATTATATCTGTGACGTTTACGTTAATCTGATTGATGTTAAATGTTCCTATTGGCATTGTTTTTATTATTTTAGATTTTTTCCCAAAGAATTTCCACTTCGGTTTGTAAATTTTTAATTTCTTCTATGTTTCCAGCGATGATGATGATTTTCTCTTTTCCAATCATATCCTGCCATTCTCCTATTATTTCGGCTGTTTCTATTTTTGCATTTCCGTAAGTCAGATTGCTTATTTCGTTACCATCTGAATCCAAAACCTTGTAAATGAATTTTCCATAATCAGACATCTTTAATTCGGCAAAAGTCTCAAGAGAGTTATATCCCGTTTTTCCATTAGTTATTTCAGAAATTGCGACTGCTTGATAAGTGTTATCTAGCTTTCTGCCGATAACTACCAGAAACAAATCCTTCGGCGCCGTGATAACTACTTCAACCGAAAACCTGAAAGATGTTTCATTCGTGGGAATCGTATAAGCTTCATAGAAGTCTGCATTTACACCGCTAACTGAAATCAGATTGATTCCTGAGCTTTCATAAGAAGGTGATTCGTAATTCTTAGTGAAGTTTACATTTCCTCTAGCCGTCTGTTTTGTTCCATCTCCAAAGAATAATTCAGTTTCAGTTGTAGATTCGTAGGAAAGTTTGAACTTATCAAGAGATGTTTTTAGAATGGTTTTAATTGGATTAGGCTCGATAAGATTAATAGTAAAAATCCCAACCATTCCACCCTTTCTGAATGTTTTCTCCAAGGCAATATCTTCCTGCATGTAAACTTCGTAAGCCAAAGTTTTAAATTCGAAAGGAACAATATGAAGTCTTTGAGTTCCGGATCTTGCAAACTGATCCTTAAAAGCATGAAAATTGCTTAACATCACCTCCCAGTCCTCACCATCAACAAAACATTTTAATTGAATTTTTCTTTCCTTGAATTTGACATTTCGTAAATTAGGAGAAGCTCCGTGATATTCCGCCCAATCATAAGACTGCACAGCTTTTCTTTCCAAAGAATCAGCTATTCCGATAGAATCAGAAACATAAACTTTGAAATCACGAAAGTTTTTGTTGTTAATAAAATACCCTACCTCATTCATCTTTTAAAGGTTGATTTGTGAACTTTTACATTTCCAGTGCTTTTCACTTGATTACTATCATATTGAAAAACAGTTACCGAAGCTTTTTCCATGCATTCGATTTCTACCTCAGCATTATCCAGAATATTGATTATTAGAATTGCGTTTCCGGAAGCTTTTATTTTCGCCTTAGTATCATGTCTTAAAATCAGTTTTGATACTGAATAACTATTGTAACTTAATTCAATCTTACTTTCTCCGAAGTAAGCTGCTTCAAACTCACTTTTATTACTACCTATATAATCCGTATGAAGTCCATAGATATCAGATTTGCCTTTGAAAGCTCTTAAAGTTTCAATATCCGGGAAGTCGTTTTTCATACTCCAATCGTCACCTTCGAAATACATTTGGCAAAGATTTTCAAGTGAAGAATCGTTTTTCATTTTCTCCTGGTAATCTTTACACAGATTTTGCTTCTTTGCCAAGTTTAAAATATTGTTCGTTTTCATTATGGTATACCGGCAGCGCCTTTTTTAACTTTTTGATTTAATTCAGAAATTTCTTTTAAAATCGCCTTCAGTGGTCTAGTATTAATTTCGATTTGACTTTGAATCAATAATTGATTTTTAAATACATTTTGATTAGCCTGGTGAATTTTAAGAATTGCAACGATGTTTATTCGAACAGCATTAAACTGAGCTTCCAATGCTCCGGCAGTCTTTTCGGTAATTCCTTTGATATCGCCTTTCATGCCTTGAGCGTTTTCTGCAGCAGAACCGAATAAGTCCTCATATTGTTGGAGGGCTGCGGTATACTGTTGCATTGCCGTCAAGCCTAAAGCTTTTATCTTTTCACGCTCTTCTTCCGTAAGTCCATCAAAGGAACCTGAAACTGAGTTTGCTGCAATTTGTTGCTGAAGAATTTTAATTTTTTCCAGCAAATAATTTTTAGTAGAATTCAAATTAGCAGCAACAGAACTATTTACTGTAGGTATTTTTTTTTCAATCTCTGCAATTTGATCTTGATAATTTTTAAGTGCCGCAGCTTGTTCGGCTGTGGCTCCAGCTTCCCCACCAAATCCCATTGATTGATATAATTTATCAACCATACTTTTTACAGCTGGCTCTAAAATTTTAATTTTTAAAGCATTCGCAACAGCGTTTCTCATAACGTCATCAACAACCTTATCAAATGCAGTTGCAGCATCTTCTCCTTTTCCAAAAGCATCAATTAATGCATCAGCTATTTTTTGTGACCAATCTTTAAAATCTGTAGTTGTTATTGATTTTTGAAAATTGTCAATTACATCTTGGATTTGTACATTAATATCTTTAATCTGCTCTGTATATGCTGCAACTTTATCTTGGTCTACCTTTTTCTTATCAGATTCTTTAGACCTCATATCATAAAGGATTCTTTGTTGCTCCTTGAGATTAGCAATAAGATCTCTTTGCATGGCTATTTGAGATTCGCCAGCTGTCTTCTCTATTGCTCTTTGAAGTTCTTCGTAAGCAAATTTTAGATCGTCAACAGCTCTTTTCCATTCACGAATACCTTTTTCTTTCTTTCCATCACCAGCAGTTGAAAGCATTTTTACTATACCTACAACCATTTGCGCTATTCCGCCAACCATTTGCTGGATATTTCCTGAGAAATATCCAACTAAAGCATTTACTAAACCTTCTAATGTTTGAGTAAGATCTTTTGCAAATTTTTCAAAAGGGCCACCCTTACCATCCATTCCAAGTGCTTCGGACAATTCTTTTGCAGAGTTTACAGCTAAATCTGTGTAAAATTTAGTTTCTTGGATGTGTTGATTTAAACGGTTAAAATCTTCTTGTGTAGCAGTTCCTTCGCGAATTCTTTTTCTTAATTCTTTAAAGCTTGCTATAAGTGATTTAAAGGGACTGTTTCCGGTTGTAAGTTTTTTTAAGTCTTCAATCTTTTTTCTGAAAACTTCAACTTCTGCAGTGGGAGCTCCCAAATTAATCAGATTCTCCATTTCTTTTTCAAGTTGTGGAATCAGTTGGGAAATCTCTTTTTTAGTTAAAGCGTCAATGTTTCCAAAAGCTTTCTCAAAAAGATCTGTCTTTTCAAAAACCGACATAAAAGCACTTCGGTACTCTTTTGCTTCATCTTTTCCTGCAGCATTTAATAATTTTAATCGCTCAGAATCAGAAACACTCATTAATCCTATTCTTCGACGGAAGTCATTATATTTTTCAGAAATTTGTATTTGTTTTTGCTCAAAAGTTTCTTGTTCCTTTATGAAGTTAGAGTAAATCTCTTTTTGCTGCTGGGAAATTTCCTTTTTTCTTTCTTGAAGGTATTTTCTTTGCTGAAGAAAGAAATCGGTATTACCGCCTGATTTTTGATAAGCCTCACTCTGTGTATTTTCAATCACATCCAATTGGTCCACAAATGATGGCAACGCTTTCAAAGCATCATCAATTCCCCTTTTAAAGTTTTCAAAAGGTGTTTCTGTGCCATTTAGTTCAGTAATTTTTTGCTGAAGGAAAACAATATCTTTTTTATCCTTTTCTGTTAATAGTCCGGTAGTTTGCTTTGCTCTTAAGACCTGTTCTTGTTTTTCTAAGTATTCAAGATAGTTTTGAGCACCGTTAAACAATTCTTTATATTGAGCATCAGCGGTTTCCTTACCATAAAATTCAGACATCTTATAGTAATTATTCCATTGGCGTTCTGACTCATCAATTCGCTCTTGGAAAGATTTGTATTGAAGGGATGTAATCTTGTTTTCAATAACCTCTCTACGTTTGTAAGCTTCTTCAAGACTTACACTTTCGCCTGTTAAATATGCATTACCTTTTTTATCCTTGTCTTTTCCAAATTTATCGAGTTTACGAAGTTTAACTTGACCATTAATCGCAACATCTATAGCATCAGAAATCAAAGAAGCTCTTTGTTGAAGTTCTTTAATTGATCCTTTAGGAATAATTTCAGCAAGCTGATTTTCTTGCTTTTCTTTTTTCGGATTTAATAAATCATCAAGTTTTTTCTTTTGTGCTTCAAGTTTCCTGTAAGCTGCCTCAGTTGGCGCAGAATCCATTTGCGCTGAGATCTCATCGATCTGAGCTTTTATTTTCTGAGCCCAACCTTTTTTTGCAGGTGTTTTGTCTTCTGTAATTTCGGTTTCGGTAATATTTACACCTCTTTTTGCAAGATCATCTAACTTTTTCTGAATCTCTTCTTTCTCCGCCTCCTTATCCTTGACAATTCTATCTACACGCTCCTTTTTTCTTTCTTTTAGACTCCAGTTAAAACTACTATCGAAATCTGTGAAATCATCCCACATATCGCCAAGACCAAAATCTCCTCGAGTGTTTTTTAAATCTTCGGTATCTGTTTCTAACCTTCCTAATTCATTAACATATCTCTTTGCCTCGGCTTCAAGCTTCAACATTTCAATATATTTCTGAATCATTCCTGTAGCTTTCCCAGTTTTTACAGCCTCTGCATCTAATTGATCAAGTCTTCCATTAGTTAGTAATGCAATTCTTTTATAGGCGGCAGCTTTCGTATCTTCTGATGAGGTTTGATCTTCAACAACTTTAATTAAAGCCTTTATTTTTGCTTCTTGTTCAGTAATTGTTGAAATCTGATTCTTAGCATCGTCATTCATTCTTTTCTGCGATTCTTCAGCAACCGTTAAGGCAGTATTATATTTATAAATAGCATATCCCAATGCTATAATCAAGGCCGTTGCTAAAGCATACGGATTAGAAAACAATGTTGCATTTAAGAATGATGCAGCTTTTGCCGCTGCCGTCATGGCAAGAGTTTGTGCTGTTTGAGCGAATGTTAATCTTTGAGTTGATAAAGTATTAAGCGTTTTTGCTGCTGTTTGCTCAATCTCAGTAGCCGTCTCTACCGTATTAGTTACCGCTGATAAACTTGTAGCTGTATTTTTAAGTTGAGTTTGTGTTGTTTGGAATTCAGTCGCTGTAGTTAAAGCTCCCTTTCTAGCTATTGAAGCATTCTCTTGCGCTGCTTGCACAGTGTTTTGAGCTTTTTCAACATTTTTCGTAGCAATTAAAACCTCTCTAGCTGAACCATTTGCTTGAACAGATCTTAATTCTGCTTTAGCTAAAGCAAGTTGAACCTGAGCATTTCCTAAAGCTTGTGCTTTTTCGATAGCTAAAGCAATTGCTTTTTGCTTTTTCACAGCTAATGAAGAAACCTCAGCTTGAAGCGTTGCGTATTTAGTCGTTAAAGCAGCTCTTTCAGCTTGGGCTTCAGCAAGAGTTGCAGCAGTTTGTCTTTGCGTAACTATTGCACGGCCGAGTTTCATCCTTTGCGAAAAAGATAAATACCCTATTTCCGTTGCTAATGTTTTATTCGCTACTGATTGAGCAGCTGAAGTGACCATTATAGCTGCTTTATATGCTCCATACGACAATACAAGAGTTTTTATTATTTCGAATAACTCTTGATAATGCTCAACTAAATGTGTTAATCCATCAATACCGTCGTAAAGAATACCTTCATTAGCTTGACCAATTTTGTTTAGCATTTGATCCCATTGATCGCCAAGATTCGAAACTCTTCCAGACATTGAGGTAGACTGTTTTTCCATTAATTCGAAAAACATTCCTCCCTCGCTTGTCAGATTTTTGATTACCTGCTCAACATCTTTAAAACCTACCTTGCCAGCCTCAATCATACCTTTGATAGCTGTCTCATCAGTTTTTAGAACCTTGGCTAATTCAGCATACATTGGAATACCAGCTTCGGTGAACTGACGCATTTCCGTACCCATTAATCTTCCGGCAGCTTTTACCTGACCATATGCAAGAATAATTCTATCAATAGGAACTGAAACCCCTGCGGAAATGTTTCCGATCCTAGTTAAAGTATCTAAAAGGTCTTTCGCAGGAACCTGGAATGCAAGAAGTTGTTTCGCACCTACAGATACATCTTTTAAAGAAAACGGAGTTTTAGCAGCCAGATCAACCATTTGCCCCATCAATACCTTAGCCTTATCAGCACTTCCAAGCATTGTAGAAAATGCAATTTCCGTTTTCTGGAATTCACCTCTTACATTGATAAGCTCTTTTGTAAATGAGAATAGTGTTTGAGCGGAAAAGTAACCACCGATAGCGGTTCCTAGATTACGGAAAGCCGAATCCATTTCCTGAGCTTCTTTTTTTGCAACTCCTGAAGCTTCACGAATGCTATTTTTGATACGAGTTATACCGGCGTCAAAATTATTAACGGATAAAAGTGCATCGAAATGTAAAGCTCCCTGATTCATTATTTTATATTTCGCTTGTTAAGCTCTTGAATATGTTTAGCGAAGTCTGAAGCGTTTTGAGGTGTTAATTCTTTCACTTCTTCTTTCGGCTTGCCTTCTGATTTATTGTCTACGTATTTTTGACTCGGTAAGTCAGATAACATTCGTAGAATGGTTCCCCACGGAATTCCCCACATTAATTCTTTGTAGGAAATGTTTAATGTTTTCATTGCAAATCCTGCAGTTCCGTAGATAGATTTGAGACCGGTGTTTTCCCATCTACCAGACTCGTCTCCTTCGGACTCGTTATCGTCATCTGTCCTATTATTCTGATAGAGGTTATAAAATTTTTGATGTCGTACATCTGGAGTATCGCAATACTCATTTTCAATGCTATTTGTGGATTCAACTTCCACTTAAGATACTTTGAAAGCAAACCAGTAAACAGTTTGACCTTCCAGTAATCATGAAGAATACTAACTGCTATAAATCGCATAAGGGGATCTATGTTCTTCTCCATTTCTTTGAAAACAGATGAATTATCATCTGAAAGAAGATTAACCTTGAGCTTTACAGCGTATTTGTTGGCTTGAGTGATTGTTCCAAAATGCAAGGGTTTAATATGGAATTCACGTTTTCCGATATTGATCTTAAAACCATGTTCTATAAGCAGGTCCGCTTCCTTTTCTTCAGCTTCTATTGCAGAAGTATTTTCTGCAATAAATTCTTTGAATATTGAATCTTCAGGATTTTCCATATTTTGAAAAAATCCGTCTACAGAATGCAGACGGATTGCATTTTAATTAGTTTTTAATACTATTTTTCTCTGTATACTAGAGCATCTTCTCCATCTTTCTCTGGAGCCTGAACCGTCACAACAACCTTCATTGTTAAAACTCCTTCAGTTCCCACAGTTCCACCAAGTGGAGTTGCTACAACTTTTCCGTTTGTTACATCGATATCATATCCTACTTTTGTTTCAAGTGAGAATGATTTCTCGATGATTTCTTTAACAGCAGGTGGAGCATAACTCTTCTTGCCTGTGGTCGTGATAACCTCACCCCCCATGTAGTAGGCTTGAGTTTCTAAAGAAGGATTTGCAACTTCGAAGGTTAAAGTAGTTTCAGCATCGTTTTGTCCGATAGCTATTCTTTTTCCTTTTTCTTCAGTTTCAACCCAGTTAATAGTTTCGTCGGTAGTTTCAAGAACTACCGTACCTTTCAAGTGTTCATCGTGCTCTGTAAGCACGATTCCCATACCTCCATCGACAGCTTTGTCGCCTGATAGGATTCTTTTTACACCGAATGTCCAAGCCATTTTTATTTTTGATTAATTGTTATTGAATTGTTCTTGTTTTAAGTCTGATGACGGAAACCCATTCATTCTTTCCGTCGACTTTATAATCACGCTGAGACTCGATTTCGATGTATGTCTTTTTATTTGGTAAATAAATCTCATCGAAAAGAGGCATCAGTAGTTTAGTAGCATTATTGAGCGTTGCTAAATCTGGTCTGTAAGATGTTCCGGATTTTAAATCGCTTGCGTAAATGTTTATCAGAATTGTAGAAGGATATAAAACCAGGTCAGGAACAAGTAAAGCTCCGATAACAACATCATTTTTCGTAGAATCGAAAGGTCTCTGATCAATATAAACATCACCTGTCATGATTGTTTTAAATTGACTAGAAGCGATAATTCCGTAAGCGATAGATTTTAATTCAAAAGATGTTATCATTGTGCTTTTCTCATTGAATTGACAATACTTTGTGCGACTTGCTTAATTCTGACATTTGCTAAGCTTTTTGCTGGTGCAATAACATCCAGATGTTTAACATCCTCGATATAACTTGCGTATTCCATTCCTGCAACAACTATAAGCGCATATCCAACCTGAAAGTTTTTAGCAATTTCTTTAGCGAAATTTTCTCCCACTCTTTCTCCCGGAACTTCTTTCGAATCGAATTCAGGACCTCTTTGTCCTGCTTCAAACTTTGACGAAATAACATTTCCGTGTTTTACAACTACATATCCGATCGAGTTTCTAAGATTTCCGGTTCTGTCAGTGTAAGTGTCAAGGCTTTTCGCCAAATTCACACATTCCATACCGAGAAAATTGAGATTTCTAATCATCAACTCGTCTAGCATTTTAACCTTGCCTTGCAGATATGAGTTGATTTCAGACATTTTGAAATTAGCTTCTATACCCATAATCTACAGTGTAATTGAGGAGCGTTTGAAAATCTTATTACATCACCTGAAAGAATTACCTCATCTCCATTTTTGATTAGAATCTTAGTATTTGCTGAAATCTTTTCAGTTCCATTCGGCATCACCACTTTTGAAGAATAATTCACAACTTCACCAGATTCTTTTGCAATGATATTTCCTGGTCCCGCTGCTCTTTCTCTACATTTACAGTGAAAAACCTCCGTAGGTTCGGAAGGAATTGGAAAACCTGTTTCCGGATCAGTTCCGCCTTCAGTATTGCTTACCACATACAAATCGTGGGGATATTGTGTCATGCTAAATAGCTTATGTCCTTAACTTGAACTTTGCCTTTTTTCAAAAGATCTTCGATTCCTAATCTGATACATTCCATAGCATACCAGCTTTCTAAAGCTTTTCGGTCATATTTGACTGAATAATCATCTTCAGATATATCGGGAGTTATCAATAACTCAAGGATTATTTCCGTGAAAAGCTTATCCATATCATCGGGTTTTGTCAAATCAAAAGCACCGTCGATTTGCTTAGAAGCAAAAAAAACGTCCAGATCTGCATCACTCATAGTGATAGACAATCGTCTAAGCTTACTTTGGAAATATTCCTTGTTTGTTACTGACATATTCTTAGAAATCTCCGGTTGTACTCAGTAAGTAGATATACTTGATAGTGTCAACGACAGGGAATGCATTTAATTCTGCTTTTGTCCACTCACCCCAAGGCTCATTTGCTGACCATTTAGAAATAAGTGTTCTACCTTTTTTATTGTAGGTAACATGCTCAACAGGTTTCATTTCTTCCATCGCTAAAGCATTTTTGATTTCTCCCAAATTACCTTCAGGAATAAATGCGATATTCGCAGCTTTGAAAGGTTGTAGAATTGAGACGTTTCCATCTTTTTCAATTGGAACACGGATGTCAACAATTTCGAAAACAGGAAGCTTTGCAGCTGTCATATACTCGTTGATTCTATCAGAGGTCAATGGAGCTGTTTGAGAATTTCTTGCTGCTGCCGAAAGTCCGAAAAATGTTCCTACTGTTTCTTTTACTTCTTTAGACTGCATGAACTGAAGAAAAGCGGTATTATCAATCAACATTTTAGCAAATGTTTTACCTTTACTATAAGCACCATTTACCAAATTGGTGATATCTGTAATTGGTTTTGAATTTACGGTATCGCTCCAATCAACAGATGCGTTGATTTTATTCTCAGTAGGCATTTCCAATTCAATAGTACCAACCACAATACCGTCGGGGTTATTGTCAGCGGTAATAGTAATCGTTCCTGTTGAAATAGCTTCGGCAACGGTGTAATCAAGTCTTTTATCAACCGCTTCGGTAACATACTTTAAGTCGTCCCAAATCAATTTTAAAGCTTGATTCTTCTTTTCGTTGTCTTTGATGGCCTTCATATCCTGAAGAACCATATAGTTTCTATATTTCTCTTCATCCAAGTCTCTCATCACCTTAATTGGCGGGATTTTACCTGTCAAAGACTGTAAAGTCTCACGACTTCTCAATGGAGTTTCACCATCACGAGTCACGAAAGATGCAGCAGGAGTAATTGTTGAATTACCCAATACTGTTGTGTAGGTTAATGATATTTGCGGTAAGGCAAATGAGAAATATTTTGAATACCAAGGCTGATTGAATTTTTCAAGCCTTGTATCGATCATGATTTGCGTTGTCTCTTGGTCAGCGACACTTCCAAAAACTGATGCTTCTTTAGCCATTTTGTTTAATTTTTAAGAGATTATCGAGATTCAGAGAAAATAATTAGAGGTAAGACATCTCTATGAGCTTGGTCAATTGAAGGTGTAACTCTTCTTGCGTAAACCGTTCCTCTCAGAACGACATCCACCGGAGCAGCATCTTCAATGATTACATCATTTTTCAAAAGACCTTTAGCATCTGACACCTCATCAGGTTCATCGCCTGTTAGGGTTGCTTTCTTTGCTTTTCTAGTAGCTTCATCAAACGTCATAGGTGTACCAGCGGAAATTGTCTCACCAGCTGTTAACCCTGTCATGTCTAATGAAAAACCACCTCGTGCAGTTTCCAGAATCTTCTGGAAAATCGGAATCGTTCTCGTTCCTGTTTTTGAGGTAATATCTAAATATCCCATTTTGTTATTGTTAAGATTGATTAATGCTCTTAGAATGACTTATTGAAAGCTTCAATGTCTGCCTTCTTTTGAGCTTCAGTCTGATTCCCAACCGAACTTGCGGGCTTATATCCGTCTCCGGCATCAGCTTCCGTTCTGTTTTGTAAAATTTCGGAGTAGAACTCCCCTTGTTTAGTAACAAACTCTTCAATTCCTTCGTCATTTTCGAAGCTTCTTCCGAGCATAACAGAATCGATTTCCTTATCTGTCATTTTCAAAGCTTTAAGTCCTGCAACTACTTTTTGATTGTTTGTTTCGACTGCTTTTTCAGTTTTCAAACCCTGTACAGTCTCTGTAAGTTTTTGAATTGCCAAAAGCATAGGATCAGTTGTTTTACCTTCCTCTGGTTTAGGTTCATCTGCTGCCCCTTCACCAGAATTTCCACCTTGTTCTTTCTTCTTAGTTGCCGCTGTCACTCTCGCATCAATCTCTGATTGAAAAGTTTTAGCAAGCGGTTCGAAAACCACACATTGAGCAGTTATTTCTTCATCGGTTGCGTTTTCTCCAAGAGAACCCGTAATAGAATCAGATAATCCCTGTAATGCCTTTTCGGAAAGCCCATTTTTTAGGAAATGTTTTTTTACGATTGGGTTAATCATTTTGATTTCATTTTAATGAATCAAAAATAATACATTCAATTGTACTATGTACGTTGGAAATTTGTATATTTGTCGTGTTAAAATATTGATATGTGTATTATTTCAATGGATTAAATAAATAAAAGACCGTGATTTTATCGGCTTTTTTATCAATAATTAAATAGTTATAGCATGGATAAAACTCACGCAAAACAACTTTCCTTAAGATTGGATAATTACCACCTAAAACAAATGCTTGATAAAGCTAAAGAAGAAATAAAAGATTGGACTGTTGCTTCCAAAATTAACAAAGGACTTTCAAAAGGAACTGTTTGGAATATCCTCGCAAATAATTTTGAGGTGGATAAACACCTGAATAACATTGTTAAGTACAATTTGATTAGAGAGTATGGGGAATTTCTTCCGGAAAGTTTACAACCAAGAAAAAAGCAGTCCAAACCTGAAATTATACCGGTTCATCAGGATCCTATTTTTAAATAGATTACTAACAAACAAAAATTAAATTATGAAAACTGTAAAAGTAAAAATGACCAGAAAAGTTACTTACGAAGCCGTCTTAAAAGTAAGTGATGAAGATTTTGAATTAATAAAAGATATTGATAATGAAGATGTCGAAATGTATGACCGATCAACAATTAAAGATGTTGGCAACGGAATAAAAACCATTTCTACTAATAAAGTCTATGAGATATTGGATGATTTAGATGATCCTACTTTTGAAATAGATAAAGAAGAAACAATGTTCGATGTTTTTGTAACTCCTGCTTAACCCTTAAATAAAAACAAAGATGAATACAATCTACAAATACGAATTGCAAACTATCGAACAACAAACTATATCAATGCCTGTTGGTAGTGAAATATTAAAACTTGATTTACAATTTGGCATCCCTTGTATTTGGGTTAAAGTTGATACTAATAGCGAATTAGGAGATAGAAATTTCTTCACAGTCGGAACAGGTAATTATCTGCATGATGGTGATTTAGATTTTATTGGAACATATCAGTTGTTAGATGGGAATTTTGTCTATCACGTTTTTGAAATCAATTTTTAACTACCAAATAAAATACTATTATGAAACAGATAGAATTAGAATTACAGAAAAGACTTCTTGTTGTTGAGTATGTAGACAAAAAAGAAGCTGAATTGGATTTATTAACTCATAAAGCTTTTCCCGAATCTTATAAAACAGTCATTTGTTTAGGTTCTGAATTAACGGAAGAGATAGCGAAAGGATTGGTTCATCAATCTATTCACACGGGTTTATTTGCTCACTATGTTAAAGATATTCCTGTAAATACATACTGCTATAAATCAGCTTTAGAATCTTTCTCAACAGGGATAAAAAACGAAGGTTATAACATTGGAGGAAATCCCGTTTCATTGGAAAGAGAAAAACATTATAGGGATTTCGGAAATACTTTTGTTGCTGATGGAATCCTTAGGTCTTGGCAAGAAGCTGATCGCCGAACCTTCAACCCAGAGAAAACATTAATATTTGAAATACTATTATGAGCAGATTAGAAGAGATAAAAGACAAGTATGCTAAAACCAAACAATTCGACAATTGGACAGATTTCATAAATGATGAATCGCATTGGATGGTTGAAAAACACATGGATAAAGTTTGCGAAATCTACGCAAAAGAATGTTCTCAGGCTTCTTTGGAGAAAGCGAAAAAAGACCTTTATAATTATTGGATATTTTTTGAAGAAGGCAAAACCAATTCACCTGAATTCACAATTAAAGTAGAAGATCCTGCAAAAGTTTATAACACCGCTTATGAAGCTTATGGTCCACAAGTAGAAGATTTATTTTACAGCTGTGTATCTCATGAAGAATCAATCACCAACCCTGAAAACATTGTACTCCTTTAATTTTTGACGAATTGGAACTAAAATAAACGATATGGAAAATACAATTGAAAATGGCTTGAAAAAGAACTGCAGCCAAGAAGTATATCTCTTTGGGGATCTGTAGCTCAAACCGATTTTGTTCCTGAGTTATGTTCAGAGTTTGAAGGTGATGGTCAACAATTAATTTATTTTGGAACCGTAAACCAACGTCCTCGCTATTGGCTGATGAGAATTGATTCTAAGCATGATATTGAAAGTGAAGAGTTCAGTGATAAAATTGAAGAAATAGTTATTGAACCATTGTGTGAGGAATTTGGAGAGACAAAATGGCTAAGTGAGGAAAACTTTACAATGGAAAAAAATAGAAAAGGATTCAGTGATTATGATGTAGAAGAATTTGACAATTACAATGAATGGATGGAAGAATATTCAGTGCTGAAAATGGTGATTGTTTGGGTGAAAATTATCTTGGAAGTTTAACAAATGCAAAACTTACTAAAGTGATTCTTACAATCGCTCATCTTGACCATGATAAAGAGAATTGGGAAGTGAAAGATGAAAGATTGAAGGCACTTTGCCAAAGATGTCATTTGGTTTTAGATAAAGACCATCACGCAGAAAATAGAAGAAACACAATTAGCAAAAAGAAAGGATTAGAACCACTTTTTTAAGCTGACATCTTACTGTCTAAAAAACAATTTAAAAATAATTACAATGGCAAGCAAAAATAAGCAAGAGTGCAAAGAACAGTTTCTTGAACATTTTAAAATGACTGAAGAGGATTTGTCTGTAATATGGCGATGGTTCTTAGAATATGGCATGACTAGAGGTCAGAACGAAAACAAACCACACCAATGTAGAGCAAATCATTACTTCTTACAGGAGATATCGGAACGCTTCACTGTAAATTGGAAAGAGTGGAATAAGAAATTATCTCCAGAACTAAAAATATTAGTAATAAACTTATACCCACAATTGATGGTTAAGAATTACGATTTTGAATGGTTGTAAAAATATTTAGTTTTCATGGTTTAGTTTTATCCTCGGCTACGGAAAACCACAATGAAAAACAATAACATCAACTTAATTTTATAGCATGAAAGAATTTAAAATTGAAGGACAACCGAATTTAATCCTTGAAGTTGTCAGGGCTTTAAAGTACAATTCTTCAGGGATTGGTTTACGAAAGCTTTACGACATCAAAATAGAAAGAAAATCATATTTCAATAATAAAATAATATTCACGGCTAAAGAAGGAAGAGAAATCAATACTCAACACTTTTTTTACTTAGCACTAGACATCAACTTAACAATATCATGAAAACTCTACTACTTTTACTTACATTAATTTTCTTCACATCTTGCACTGATGAGAGAGAATCTGAACACTTCCAACCTCAGCACCAAATAATGGTGAATTTCGAGGCTAAAAAAGGTTCGGAAGGAGGAAATAATTTGCAATTAGCAAATGATAATGAAACTAATATTGTAGAGAAGATTATCAGGAATCAAGAATTGCCCGAAAATATTAATTATCAAACTGTTTGCTCCGGTTCTAATGACAAAGGTTTGCAATTCGCTTACATTGAGATCAAAGGTGAGCTAAAAGGATTATTTCTCGCTGTTTTTGATGAAAATAGATTGATGGTTTTCAGAATAGAAAGCTTTTCCGGAAATTGTCTGCTAAAATGGGTTAGCGAAGTTTAGTATATTTACTGTTAAATAAATTTTTAATTAAACGAATTACCAATGAACGCACAAACAATTTTTAACAAATTAAGACCAAATACTTTAGAAGTAATTGTTACAGACCTACAAAAACAGTTAAAATCTTTAGATGACTTTCTGTCAACAAGCGATAAGCCTGATCCCAATGACAACGCTGAGAAATTTAAAGAAATTAGAGATTTAGAGCTTTTAGCTGTCAAAGCTTTTAATTTTGTTTCTGCAGAGAAACAATTAGAGCCATATAAATTATGTGAAAAAAGCGAATCTTATTTACAATTAGACAATGTCAAAAAAAATAATCTACCACGTTAAACTCCACGAACCAATAGAAGGTAAAGCTGATTTCTTTTTCAGCTCTATTACTGCTATTTATAATACCTTCACTGTTGAACAAATAGGTGTGGCCAGACAGACATTATATCAGCAAAGTCTTAATCCTGGTGATGAGTATAGAACGAAGTTTTGTGTAGTGAAAAAAGAAGAGGTTTTGAATAATAAATAAATTTAAATGGAAAATATAGAATCAAGAATAAAAGATATAGCCATTGGGTTATCTGTTCCATCTGAGAAAATAAAATTAGTTTACGATAACGTAAAATCAAAAGGCATAATGCACGGTGATGACCTTCGTCAATTGACAGAAATAGGAATGCCTATGGTTAAAGAACTATGTGCTTTATACGGCAAAACCACAACCGAAATTCAGTTAATGGTTCAAAATGGTGAAATTGATTTTAAGCATTTTGGAGCCGTTTTCCTATATCTTACTAATGAGGGTGGAATGTTTTATGAGCTAAAAAAGAAGCAATCGCAAATATGGGGATATCAATACAAGGAAGCTTTGAAACAGATTATTATGAAAGCATACAATGTCGGATGGTTTGATTCTGAAAATAAAGGTCTTGATGATTATTCAGCAGAAAAATATTATAAAGAAAATTTTGAAAAAATTTAATCCATGGATAGTAAAGAATTAAGAATAGGGAACTTCGTAAGCACTTCAATCGACGGAACTGATATATATATAGTTGAAGAAATAAAAATGCACGGATTATTTCTTTCAAATCAAAAATCGATAACAGATACAGGCGAAGTTCAATATCATAATATATATCCAATACCATTAACAGCAGATTGGCTTCTGAAATTTGAATTTATTCATTTAGGAATTGGATTTGTATCTCCGGATGATCTTCTTTTCGTGTGTGCTGGAAATAACGGGAAGTATGAAGTATTTTTATACAAAGAAGTTGAGGAAGATGTTTATTTAATTCATTGTGAGCAAGTCCACCAACTACAAAACTTATATTTCGCGCTTACAGGAAAAGAGTTAAATTTGAATAATTAATAACTAAAAATATATAAAATGGAAGAAAAAATTATAACGTTTACGCACGCTGGTGGAGTTAAAAAAGCTTCATTTGCAACTTCAGATATTCAAAGCTTCAAAACATCGATAGATAAATGTTTAAAAGGTGAACTTCACGCAATTACACTTACTGATGATGATGGAGTTGATTCTATTTACCCGTCTCTTTATCTGCAAAATTGCCATATAGAAATAAAAGATAAACTTGTAAGACATCGAAATCTATAAACAAAGCCCCAATAAAGGGGCTTTTATATTATCCAATATCCAAAAGTTGATGAAACCTTTTCCAAAAAGTTTTTGACGTGTTAGGTATTTCTATACCTTCACCTTTTAAAATCATTTTTTCTCCTTCAATGATTATTACCAAATCATAAACTTTGAAAGTTTTAATTCCACCTTCAACATGTTGGGAAAATGTTTTTCCAGCATTATTCAATACAGATTGAACCGTATATGCATTATCATTTTTTACAAATTCTTCTCTTTCTGATTGTTCCATGGTTTTAATTTTTCCACAAATATAACAAAAAAGGCACTACTCAAGTTTACCAGCAAAACCCTGCTTGCATTAACTACTATACCTAAAAAATAAAGCCCCGATTAACCGGGGCAGTTAAGAATTTTGAAAAAGTTTGCGTAATAACGAAATTATATATAATTTTGTGTTACACAATAACGTAATTCTTATAGTTAGCGCTTAAAGAAATACGATAGAAGCTTAAAGAAGGAAATTAATCAAGTAAGCTATTAGTTTTACCAGTTCGATAGTAATTTTGAGTTCTGGTGATTTTAAAAGTGATTTTAGTTTTTTCATAAGATTAGATTTTAGAAATTTTTTAATTGATTTTTGTACATACGTGTACATGTTGATAATGCTATTTATCATTTTATTAATTTTTAATTATTTAATTTATTTGATATAAGAACCCCTCTCATGGTGTTCCGATACACAGAGTTACTTTATCTAATTGCGGATTTGAATTTTTCTTTTACATAAGCTTTACATTTATTCGATTACAAAAAATATCCTTCTTGTCTATTCCCCAATATTCCGAAGGGTATTTTTTTTACTTCCTGTCCCAACTGTCTATATTTTAATACTTTAAGTTATTTCTCCGTGAAACAGAGGATAGTGTTTCTATCAATAGCTACATACAAAGTTAATGTATTGAAGTTGATTTTCAAATGGGCTGCGAGTAATTAGTGAAATTAGTAGATAATAGCGTTTTCTTAATTTCAATCATTTCTAATGCAAATTTAAAGTTTAAATTTCGTAAGTCAAAAAATCTTAATTTTAAAATTAAGATTAGCCCTCAATGGTAATATACTAGAAAACACAAAAAAGCCATCTACAAAAGATGGCTAACTTTTTCTTGATTATTCAATATGAAATATGGTTTTGATTTAGCGTTTTGAATCTTCTGCTTATTCTCGGTAACCCAAGAAGTAAACTGATTAGGAAGTTTAGTAATTGCATCTGCAGGTTCTAAAGGTTTTAATCCTGCGAATATTCTTTCATTATCCTTCTCCATTTCCGCCCAAGTCTTCAAGATGGTTATTACCGTACATCTGCATTGTGGATGCCAACCCCAAAATTTAAAGTCCTTTGGATATTCCCCCGCCATCGCTTCACAAAACGGGCAATGATTAGGATTATTTGAAAGTTTTATTCTAATTCCCTTGACAAAATCAAACTGCTGCATCTTTTGAAAGTTCGCTTCGTGATAAGCAGTATTGTTTTCGGTCCTGGTTAAACGCTCAGCATTTTTGTAAGATGATCGATAAACACCTTGTCCAGGTTTATAAGCTTTTGCATTTTTAGACAGCACTAAATTACCATGTTTATCTCTTACTCTTCGAAAGAGTCGATCAGGATCCGTAAGGTTTGCTTTTAATTCTCTTGCAAGTTTGGCAGCAGACTTCCCCTCCCCGATTCCGATATCCAAACCTAACTCAATTTCCTTTTTAAATTGCTCAGATAACTTCCAAACCTTATCGGATAACCTCAACCCGTCTATCTTACGATTTTGGAAGGCTTTTAAAGCTTCTTTATTCGGATTAAGGTATTCTTTCACCTTTTCTTTAGGAAGATTGATTTTTGAGGCTATTTCATTGACTAAAGCTGATTGTTTTTTCTCTCCATACTTCCAACTCTGTTCGAATTGGTTGAACATTTCCGCAGAAACGTTTTTCGTAAAGCCTTCGAAAAGTTTATCTACTTGTGGTTTTAGTTGTGGATAGTCTTTAAATGAAAATAGTTTTGTTGTATCTATTTGACCGAGGGAAATAAGCTTTACAATATCTTCGATGAGTTTTTGGTAGAAACTTTTTATCTTACGAACATTATACTCACCTCTTTCAAAGTGAGTATTATCAAAAATATCATCATGAAGATCTGCCATTATTTTACAACTCTACAGGATTATTAAACACACTCTCAGTTTTCGCTTTCTCCTGCTCAGCTTCAAGAATTAACCAATCTTCTTTCGGTGCCAATTGCGAAAGCTCAGCAGAATACTCCTGAGAAACTAAAGGCTTGTTTCCGTTCGCTGTCATGAGTGTTTCAACCCATTCTTTCGTATCTTGAATCATGTAAGGTTTAATCACCGGTTCAAGTTCCAGATTATTTGTAGCATCCGCTAATTTTAAGTTCAGCAAATTACCAACATAAGACTTTAGGATATTGAAACGTCTCTGGAAGTAATCCTCCCAAATTTCATTCTTCTCCATTACCTTCAAATGAGCATCCATAAACAACATTTTAAGCATAATCCCCGACACTTGAGACATTCCTTTAACTTGTCTAAACAAATCAGGTGTTTTAGTGAATTTGTGAATGTTTTCGAGCCTTGTTTCAATTTCCAAACGAACTGATTCCGGAGCAGCTTCCCAAGAAATAACCTTCATATCAGAACCTAAATCACCCATAATAGCCTTATTCGCTTCTCCAGCTTGTGGTAAAGACGTAACTGTTCCAGTTATGAATGTTACTGGCGCTGCATGATAATCATTAATCTCAGCATGACGGGAAAATAATAGCTCCAAACGTTCGATATCGTACTTCACGTCTTCATATTCGGTTTCTTCCTGAGAAGCATAAACAACAGGGATTTTTCCAATCACATTCTTACCCGCTCCTTCAATAACCTCATCGATCCATCCCGCATCTGCTTTTTTAAATCTTCTTACTTCGGTATCTGTATAAGTTTCGAAATATTCGATTGTGTTTCTTTCTTTGTCAATCAAAGTGAAAGCCCGAGAGAACGCAACCATGTTGTCAAACCCATCAAACATCGGATAAAGAACATCATTCTTCCAAGGAACAAATAACTTTAGTTTAATCCTGAAGTTACACGGAAAACCATAATCTTCGTGAGTATCTACTTTCTGATAATACCAATACTCAGCGATCTCGGTTGATCGATAAAGTTCCCTTGCTATCTGTCTATTCTTGATATTTGCTTTATTCTCAAACAGAATTCTTTCAATAGCTTTTTCGACAACCTCTTCCTGACTACCTTCCTCGGCATTACTTTTAATTGTAACAGGGTTACCAAAACCAAATGAAACAGCGCTGTTTACGATGTATTTCTGAACTGGAATTGCAATTCTGTTTACGAGTTTAGTTCTTTGAACCTCGCCTTTTTCGTTTTTAATCTCTTTATCCGGAAGGAAGGTTTTATCTTGAATAGTTCGGTGCTCCGAAACCTTCCATTCTTTTTTAAGATCTTCGATTTTCGGTTTTGCCGAGCGGTCAACCTTTAGAACTTCGATTTGTTCCGCTGGTGAAGCTTTTTCTGTAATTTCTGCTATGTTCATGAGGATTATTTCTTTTCGTTAAAACACTTCGAGATAAATTCAGCGTGTTCTAATGCTTCGTTTTTCTCTTTTGTTTGTGTTATTTCATCTTCCGTTTGAATGTAAGGAACAACAGCAATTTTATATTTACCACCTAATTCAGTTCCTATAACGTTCCAAGCTGATTTACTTTTCGAGTGTTTCACTATTGTCTTCATACCTTATTTTTTCCTATTACCTTAGTTTTCGCAGCTTCCAATGAAGCAAACTTTATTTCCGGAGTATTGTAGATCAAATGATCTGTAGCTGTCCAGTTGGCTTTTATTTCTTATAAACTCATGATTTTAATTTAATAAAACCACATTCAATTTGATCTTTAACTGATATACCATTCCACCAGTAAGCGTAACCAAGCTCACGAACCTTATCAATGATATTTGCCCATTCCCAACCTTTTACTGTTGTTATTTTAGATATACTTAAAAGAATTTCTTTTGTTTGAGCAATCATTGATGATTCGAGAATATTTCTTTGCCAAAGAAGCAATTCAGCAATTTTTAAAACATCTTCGTCTGTGATACTTTCAAGTGATTTTAACTTCAAATGACTTTCTTCAATCCTATACATATTCGATGCTTCAATCGGACATAGAATGCGATCTCCACCATTTGTCAAATCCGATAAAACTCTCTGTCCCCAATATTGAGCAAAAAATTTTGCTTTGTTTTCAATCGAAATATTCATCATCGTTTATTTATTTTAAATGAAACAGCCTTTCCAGCGATATCGTAAGTCATTCCAAAACGCAATTCACATTCACATTGAATGGTCGTACATCCCGATTTGTTTTTGTTGCATCTTTCAAGATAAATATCCTCTGAATCATCATAAGGTTTTTCACAATGAGGACATTTAAAGTTTGTTTTTGCGTATGAAATATGAATTATGGCATTTTTCATCGTCTTTTATTTTTAGGTTTAATTTTAACTACCAAAGAATCCCACTCAATCCCTCGGCACTCATCACCGGAGAAATAGGATGGAAAGTATTTGCGAGAGCGTCAAACTCATCAGTCGAACGCTTCAATCTTAATTTTATATCTTCTTTCTTTTCCATTTGAATCTTACCATCAGACCGGAAAAACCATTTGATTTCCGTAGCTTCTTCAAGGAAAGAATCGGAAGGCGGAAGCATAGCATCGTTGTTGTTTTTCGGGTCCAACCATTCACGAACAGACCAGAACAAAAACGCTCTCATGTTGAGGAATTCGTACTGCTCAGTACTGTCCTTAAGTTTTCGGCCACGGAACTCAGGCTTGGCGGAATACTTACAGGAAATAACACGCTTCTCAAGACCAAGCTCTACCAACCTCGAATAAACTCCAGCACCTTCTCCGATGGTATCAATAGACGCAACCGCTTTCGGATCAATACGAAGAGTATTAGCAATTTTTCCCGCCTCTTCCATATGATTGGCTTTACCTGCAGAATGTTTTGTACTGAACTTCTCAACATAATTACCATATCTAAAGCAATCTACAGTATTATCACGTCCCATCCCGGCAATATCACTTCCAAGGATAAGATTGTGCTTCTTTTTATGGTTTTTAGTATTTAATTTTTGGAACTCAGTCCAGCGTTTATTTGCTAATTCTACCCATTGCTGAGGTATAAGAGCTTCTTCAGATACTTTCGGAAACTTACCAAGGATCTTTGCTCTGCATAGATCGTTCGGGCGGTACCAGATGCCCTCAAATTCAAAATCATCCTCTTCAATCAGAATATCATTCTCAGAGATTATCGTACACCATTCATTCAACTTATCAACAATCCATTCATAATCGACCTGCCCGGGAATAATCATTTTCTTTTGAACAACATTTACAGCATTCAAAGAATTCAAACTGAACTTACTCCATCTTTCTCCCTTCTGAGATTTTGCCGCATAACCGGTTGAGACGTTTGGATTAAAAACAATCAGCATTCTGGAATTACCTTGCAAGTTACCTTCAATAGCGTTGAAGGTTGTTTCTGATATACCCGTGGCTTCAGTAACAACAAACATTGTATTAACAGCGTGAAAACCCGTCCATGCTTCCGTTGCGTTATCATCGGCTTTAAATCCTGTCAAAAACCATTCATCCCAATCGGTACGAATATCATTTCCAACTAATCTACCGGGTAAATCAATTCCTTGGCTTAAAGCGTTGTTGTAAAGTCTTGAGATTTCGGGTTGCATAATGTTATTTACCTGTCTACCTGTCGGAGCGGTCATTGCAACTTTAGTATTGTGGATTAGTTTTCCGTTTTTCCATCTTGGCGTTAAGTACATAAAGCACATAGCAGCAACAGCACTTAAAAAGTCCTTTCCTCTTGAAGTCCCGGACATAACCGAGGTTCTCGGATTCATTTGAACGGAATCAATAATTGCTTGCTGTTCGGGATCCATCCTTGCAAGTAATACATCATGAGCAAACTTATTCCATCCGCCCGGCGCACGCCATTCGGTGAATTTGTTTAACGCTTTTTGATGGAGGTCTTTACTCATGGTAAAATTTTATAAAACGTTTTTTCAATGAGTTTTTTAATTGCTTGTCTTAGTCTTTCAAACGCTTCTAATGTTGACATTTTATTCTTCATCCTCTTCGGAAGATTGTATTAAGAAATTAGTAAATGATAGAGTTTCGCCGTTGCTGGAGACGTCTTTCTTATCAGCAAGACCTAAATCACGGGAGATGATGTTGGCGTTTAGTAAGTTTCCGGCAGCGCCTTCGAACTTTTGACGGTAGATAACCGTCCTGATATCAGTGATGACCGTAGAATAATCGCCAGACTCTTCTTTGTCTTTTTCGAACTGTCGGAAGTAAGCTTCGTTGCAATTTAGATAGAAACAAAGCCCCGCCAGCGTCATCGCTCGCATGATTGGAACTTTTTCTGTAACGATAGTGCCCTGATAATTAAAGACCTTTGTTTCATACAAAGGATTTTCTTCAACCCATCTGAAATATTCGCAAGCAGCTTCCCATAACAACGTTGGAGTTCCAAATAGTTTATCTCTTCCATGCTTAGCCCTGTTCATCCAGAATTGATTTCCTTTTGGGAAGTTTCCCGGATTCGCCTTAACTTCAACCTCAGCAGGTTTTGCGGGAGTAGTCTTTCGAGTTGTTGGTTTCTTTGCCGGAGTTTTAGCTGTAGTCTTTTTTGCAGCAGGTTTTCGTGTTGTAGGTTTTGCGGGAGCTTTTACCGTTGAAGCAGGTGTAGCCTTTAATTCTTTATTAAAAGTCGTCCTTTTTGGTGTCGCTGGCTTTTCTGGTGTTTTAGATACTGTTGCTGCCTTAACAGTTTTAACCACTACCTTTTTAGGAGTGGTTGGTTTTTTAGGAGGTGTTGATTTGTTATTATTCTTCTGCATCGATTTCTCCATTCTTTAGAAGCTTATCGTATTCAGCTTTCATTACGGGTGTAAGTTCTTCCCAACATTTGGGACAAAACCAATTAGAATCGTCATCTTGCGACATTGTTTCAATATCCGTTTTCTCTTCACAACTTTCGCATTTTAACAATGAAATTACATCACCTACCTCCGTTGTCATGAATAATGGTTGCAATGGCTGACCAAAAGTTTTAACTGAAATGAAAAGCTTTTTAGTTTCTTTTAACTTCTCAATTTCGACGTCGGTCAATTCCCAACAAATCGAAACATCACCATTAATTGCAATGTGTGCGGGTAATGGTTGATATTCTGGCTGATTTACTGCAAAAACAGTATTAGTGTATTCAAAGTTAATTGGTATCATAACAGTATTTTTTAAATTCAAACTCTCGCATTGAAACTCGCTCGTGAGATATTTATCAGTAATTATTTTTACGAAGTTCCCTGATGGCAATATCTCTGTGTTTTAACCAACCTTCGAGTTGAGGTGCAAGGTTTATGCTGAACTTCAACAATACAACGTGTACCATGTTTGTGAGCTGTGAGAGAATCGAACTCTCAATTACAGATTTTTATCTATATGTTTACCAATGCATCAACAGTTCTTTTAAATAAAATCAGCGCATTGTTTACGCTGATTTTTTTCTTTGTTTTTGTAAATTTTTAGCAGCTACAACCCCATGAGCCCGAGAACACAATAGGATTAAAATCGTAACTTGGCTGTAACTCTGGCATAGTATTATGGTAAAGAGGTTGCCAGTGTACATTATAATTTCCAATAGGAGTTTCAAAGCAGGCGTTACCTACACTTGAGGTCCAAGAAGTATGACAAAGCAATTTCCATTTTCCAGCATACTCGATTTCTTTCCCGTACCCTATGCCTTGCAAATCTCCTGAGATCTCATCAAAAATCATTTGCTCTTTTGGGTCTTTTTGAGCTTCTTTTGATGAAGCTTTCGTTTCTACTTGCTTACTTTGATTTACTGTTTCAGGAAAAGAATCTGCTGCTCCTGTGTTGCTGCAAGATGTTAAGAATGTGGAGAAAACTCCGATTAATGCTAAAGTAAATAGCTTTTTCATTTAAAGTTTATTTTATAAATATTGCCTACTCTATGAGCTTTTCGGCTTACGCTAGAATAAAAAAAACCCGACCGACGATAGTCAGCCGGGTAAAAACTATAACCATGAAAACTCAATAAACATGAGAATCGTGGAGTGTAAGGGTTCAAACCTCTTCTGTTGGCGCAATGACAACCGCTTTAATCAACTTAAGCTATATACCCCATTAAAAAAGGAGGGGCTTTCTCCCATATAAATTACAGCGTTTCGAACCGCCTTATTTATGCGTTACTTTCCTTTTCACCTCTCTGCAATTACCGTTTCGCCGTTGCTACATTTGGGGCATGCATATCATGATTTTGTGGATGATAAAGGAGTCGAAACTTTGAAGCTTATTATTTTCACTTCCTAAACCCAGACACCCCGCTATGGCTATTCCCAAACTCTAAGCTTGTACAATTCTCCAGGTGATCAACCTGTTTTCATTTGGGAACAGCGCTCTTTAAAATGTTTGTGGAGAATAACGGATTCGAACCGGATCTACTGCATTATCTACAGTGGCTTTACCATTAAGCTAATTCCCCTTAAAAACAGTTCTAAGCTTCTCAGTTTAGAACTGACCAAATCACAAAATATCTATATGAAAAATTAAAGTCTTTTAAAAGCACTTTCACCTGCGCTGATTGGATTTTACTCCTTTCGTAAGTGCTTTATTTTTATTTATCCTTTCCAGAATCGATTCATAATCTTTTCTGAATACTGCATTGTGTTTAAGTTCAATCGAACAGTTTTTCAAATAAGCGTAAATGCTTCCAATAGTTAACCCGAAGTAATCAGCAATATCATTAGTTTTGATATTAAACTTATTTCTACAAATGATTACGAAAATCATTCTTCCGAACACTAATTGTTGTTTCCTAGACTGGCTTCTAAGCACCTTAGGAGTCACCCCCACCTCATCAGAAACTATTTTACAAACTTTTAAAAGAACTTCTTTACTCATCTACAAATCAATACTTTGATTTAGATAACAAATATAATAATTATTTTCTTTCATACGTACATAATACGTTGGAAGTTTTAAATTTTTTTATTCTTTTTCAATTACATCAAGAATAACCCTGGCGTCTTTCGCTGTTGAAGGTTGTTCACGCTCTTTATAAACCAATCCCAAAGAAGGAGAAGCAGCTGAAAAGGTCTTGTTTTTATGAATTGTGATTGCATTCCAAGTTTCAGGAGCGATGTTTTTCTGATAGTTTGTACAAAAGGTTTCTCCAGACCTTTCACGGATTACTTCCTTCTCGTATCCGTTTTCTTCTAAAAATTGGTAGAAGTTGAATTTGTTACTTTCCATTGATTTTATTTCTAATGTTTTCAAATTGTTTCTGAATCACGATATCATAATCTCTTTCAAGAACTTTGATAAAATCGCTTTGTTCGTTGATCAGCTTTTCCTGTTTTGCAATTATTCTTTTGTAGCCTTTAATTGAAGTATTTTCAAAACCTACAAAAACCAAAATTACAACTATGCCGATGATTATTGCTTCTATTTCCATTTTTTAAATTTAAATATTTAGTATAGATTGTCATTACGGTTTTCCGTATCTGGTAGAAGCAGTTTTAAATCATGCTCAGGATCGTTTTTATTATGCTTTTTTAAACGCTTTAAATTCGGCCTCAGTCATTGCTTCAAGTTTAGATTTTAAAACATTCATTAAGTCGTTCACATGAACACCACTTATCAACATCGCCTGACTAACTCTCTTATATTTAGCTTTGCTTAATTCTGAATATCTCTGAAAACCTAAAGAATAAATTGGTTCAACATCTGAATGAAAGATTGAGAAAAGATCTTTTACGCTTTCCACTACCTCAGGTGTAACTTCGTAAGTAGTGATTGTTCTTGCTCTGTGATTAATTACTGTAGTGTTCATAACTGTTTGTTTTTGTTACTACAAATATAAAACAAATGTTTTATATATACAAATGTTTTATATCATTTTTTTTAATTATTTTTACACAATGAAACTAAAAGAATTTTTGGATAACAATCCTATTATTAATTCGGCTCAATTAGCAGCTAAGATGTGGCCGGAAAACAAATCCGCAAGATCTAAACTTACAAATAAGCTAAACGAAAATATCGTGGGCTCTGGAAAGCAACGTATAACAGACTTGGACGATAAAGCAGCATTGGAAGTTTTACAAAAACTTTCAGATGAAATAGAAAAATTTAGACAATCGATAGTTTAAGTAGTACTGCTTTCTTGCATTAAGTCAAATAAAGTGGGCATGTTTAATTTTTCATGCATTGACCTTACATAGAATAATCCATCTTTGTAATAATCAGAATTAAGTTCGACGGCCTTGGCTTTACGTCCTAACTTAAGAGCTCTGGTAGGCACCGTCATTAATCCCCCGAAAGGTTCGTAAACAGTCTCGCCTTTCATCGAAAATAATTCAATCAACCTGTCAACGATATCGATTTGAAGCGGGCAGATATGCTTTTCTTTGTTGCTTGAAACCTGACGTGCATTCAAAGTATTCATTCGGTTAATATCGGTCCACACAAAATCATTATTAGAGTGAGGTGGAATGGTCATGTATTCACGGGAAATCTTTCCTTTTTGCTCCAGAGCTGTAGATAGTTTTAGATGATTTTCAAAAGTGTACAAACCATCGTCATTATATTGCTTCCAAACTCTCCAAACCTCTTTCAAATCTTTATCTTTCAGATCATCTACATTCAGATAATGATTGCCGGAGCTTCTCCAGTAAGCATGTGCATCTAATTGCCATCTTTCGACTGGATATTCATCTTTTTCCTTGAAAACAGGAAGATCAGAATAAGCATTATCGACGTTTGTAGGTGCTTTTCTGAATAACAGAATATATTCAGGCATACCAACTCCCATTTTAGAACCGTCCTTGCATTTTTCCGAATGGCCAAGTCTGTAAGTTTGGTTGTTTTCACGAACAACATCTGTTGTGATTGTGATTTTGCCAATTAAATGAAAACCATGTTTTTTAAATGATCTTACGGTATCACCGCTGAAATCATCCATTGAAGTAAATGAAGTCCCGTTTTGGTAAGAATATCTGATTCTATCTTTCACATGGATTGCAGCAACTCTTCCAGGAATAAGCATCCTAAATAAATGAGGAACTAAATAATCCATTTGATCAAAGAAACCTTCATTATTAATATTGTGACCGAAATCATTATAATTACCTGAATACTCGAAGTGATTACCGAAAGGAATCGATGTTACTACCATTCCAATTGAGTTATCTGGAACCTCGTTTTCATCTGCTGAAATAATTACAGTGTCATTATTGTAAAGTGTTGCATCGCCGATAACAATCTTATCTCCGTTGCTAAATATTTGTCTTTCCATTTTGTCTCTAATTAATTCGTTATTTAATCCGTATTCTCTTACTAATTTTATCATTTCAGACTGCAGTTCTTTGTGCTTTTCCCACTTCTTCATTAAAGTTGAGAATATATGATCTTCGTTATTCGTGTAGATTACATGAACATTTACTGATTTATTTTGACCAAACCTGTAAATCCTGTGTATAGCCTGAATGAAGTCGTTAAACTTGTAATCGATCCCTACGAAAATCATATTATTGCAATGTTCCTGAAAGTTGCACCCGGATCCTGCTATCTTAGGTTTTGTCGAAAGAATTTGATATTTACCTTCAGAGAAATCAATAAGCAACTTTTCTTTAACGTCATTTGCTTGGGAGCCATAAACAGAATTAAGTTCAATTTCTTCTAACTTAAATTTCTTTTCAATAGCATTTCTTTCCGCTTCTAGATGATGCCATAAAATCCACTTATCTTCGCTTGTTCCGCAATCCCAAACTATTTCAAATGCTTTGTTTACTCGCGCATCAATAGTTTCAGACTTTTCGCGTGAAGTGTCAATTAATGATTTGGTATTATCTTTAAAAAGAATCAAGTCGCCAAATTTATTATGAATAAGTTCATCGGTTAGGTTCTCAATTCTATGTTCGATTACGTTTAATTTAGGTAGATCATAGCCTTCATTTGGATAACCTAAATCTGAAGGAGTATTAATGAAAACCGCCCAGCTTGAAACCCACATCCAGAAATCATTTTTCTGAGATTCTAAAAGCATCAAGTCTCCAGCTTTTTGCGGATTTCGTTTAAAGAATTTTGTAAGTAAATTTCCACGATCCGCAATGCCTAAGAATTCAGCATAATTAAGAATCTCGATGTAGTCATTTGGAGAAGGCGTTGCAGTTGCTACAAATCTATACGGTATCTGTTTGAAATATTTGATTATGTAATTTGTAGTTTCAGTTTTTAAGTTTCGTAAAATAGATGCTTCATCAAAAGAAACCCCTCCGAACTTATCTGCTTTAATATCTCCCTTCCGGATTCGTTCGTAATTTGTTAGATAAATCTTTTTAGAATACTCAGTGATCGAATCTGTATCTTTTATGTACTCAATTTCAAATCCGGTATTCAATTTTTCATTATCCCTTTTAAACTCCCCCATAACTCCCAGAGGACACGCGATAAGAAAAGGCTTTCCGGTTTCGTTGATGCAATTCACCGCATTGATAAGCTGCATAACTGTTTTCCCGAGTCCGAATGAAGCGAATATCGCACGTCTACCACCTCGCAATGTCCAGCTGCATATATCTTTCTGATGATCTTTTGCAAATTCAGGAATCCAGCTAGGCTCAAATCCGAAATCCTCAGATATTATCACTTTGTTTTTTAAAAATTCTTCGTATCTCATTTACTTTTCAATTAATAGTTTTAAGTCGTTTTCTATCTCCAGGTAATTATCAGCTGTGTATCTTAGAATCTGCCATCCTAATTTTGTGGCTAGATTATATTTTGTGATATCCTTTGTATAACCTGAGATTGTAGTATGCCCTGATTTTTCGGAGAAAATCCCCTCATATTCAATAGCTATTCTATATTTTTCAATCGCCCAGTCAAACCTGAACTTTCGGACCTCATCGAATTTGTATTCTTCCTCAAACCCTAATCCTGATTTTTCTAAAACCGATATGATGTGAAGTTTGTACTTTCCTATTTCTTTCGGGATAACAATCTTCTTTTCTGGTTCTTTAGGAAAATCTACTTTCTTTATTCTTCCTTCTTTCTCCAATTTTTGGAGAAGTAATTTGCTCCAAGTCATACTCTCTTCAAAATTTCAATTGCTTTTTCTATCTCTCTAATCTCAGTTTCATACTTTCTCCGAATATCAAAGCTTTCTGAAGTCGGATTTCGTTTGAAGAAATACAAAGCTTTATTCTTGATTTTCAAAACCGTCTTTAAAATTTTAATTACTGTTTCCATACTTTAAAATCTAAATCCATCATTGTCATCATCTAAATTTTCTGGAGCATCAAAAGCCTGTGCAGGTGTTGAAAATGGTAAAGGATTTTCATATCCTCCGAAATCAGTACCCGTATCAAAGAATTTCGATATATCACCTCTGAAACTCAGTCTCGATTCGAATATGCTTCCGTTTCTGAACTTCGCACACATAAACTCCGCTTCATTCTTCGTGCTCGTTTCTTCTCCATCGGAGTCATTATCCCAAGTATCAATCTTGTAATATTCCGGACGGAAAAGAAATCCTACAACATCAGCATCTTGTTCGATGGCCCCCGAATCTCTTAAGTCTGAAAGCTGAGGTCTTTTTCCTGGTCTTTTTTCGACTTCTCTGGAAAGTTGTGATAAAACAATCACCGGCACCTGTAGCTCTAAAGCAAGAAGCTTTAATTTTCGTGAGATAACTGATACTACCGAATTATCACTTTTCCCTTTGCTGTCTGAAATTTCAATCAACTGCAGGTAGTCAATCACAATCATTTTCACACCTTTTTCCTTTTTCAACAATCTCGCTTTAGCAAGTATCTGATTTAGGTTATTTGTGTTTTCAACGATGTGGAAAGGAAGATTATCGAAAGTTGAGGTTTCATAAAGCTTCTGCATTTCCAAGTCTGACAAACTCATATCCCGGAATGTATTCCCACCGATTTCCGTTTCATTGCTTACCATTTTGGTGTGCAACTGACCTGCACTCATTTCCAACGAGAAGAATCCAACAGGATGACCTTTTTTCGCCGCGTGGAAAACATCATCCAAAACGAAGGTCGTTTTCCCCATTGCCGGTCTTCCCGCAATCACAATCATATCTCCATCTCTCCAACCTCTCAACTTACTCTCAACAGATTTGTGCTTACTCGGAATTCCAGGGATAACTTTCAATTTCTGCTGCTCGATTAATTCCTGATGCAGTTGCAAAGATGTTTTATCATCCTTTTGCTGTGCTATCACCTCTTCAATTTCATTCATTCTGCCGATATGAGCATCGATTTCTTCGAAAATATCCGTTGACTCTCGGTAAAGAACATCAATCGCATGAGCGCAATTAGCAATCATTTTTCGAGCGAGATATTTCTGCAAAACCATCATCAGGTGATAATCCAAATGAGCTCCCGAACTTACTCCCATTGTCAACTCAATCACGTAGTGGTCACCTCCTGCATTGCTCAGTTTTTCAATTCTTCTCAACTCCTGAATTACCGTCATGATGTCTACCGGATAATCTTTCGATTGCAAATCGATCATAGCTTTGAAAATCGACTGATGTCTTGGATCATAGAAAACCTCATCTTTTCCCGCAAAACGTTTTTTAATCTTCTCAATCGCTGATTTTTCAATCAAAGCGGTACCAATCACCAACCTTTCGAAATCAATTGCGTTTGGGGGGATCCTTCCGGTAGACAAAGCCATTTCTTTTGCAAAATCCCCTGAAATTAGTGAGGTTAAAGTTTCTTTTTGTGCCATTATTTAGCAAATTGTTTTTTGTTGTTTAACCATTTTTTTAGCATCCCTTTCGTTTCCCAAGCGTCCATTCCCTGAAATCTCATCTTTCCATTTTGCGCTGTCATAGCGTAATGCTCGAAAAATTCTTTTTTTGTTTCCTGCTTCACAGTGCCGGTTATCGCTTTTATCTCATCCCAGAACTCCTGTTTGCTCCAATTCTTGAAATTATTTACCGGTACCGGATTTTTATTCAGCCAGAATTCAAAGTTTTTAGCCATGTCAGAATCATTTCGCCATTTATCATCTTCCCAGGAAACTTTTTTCTCAACAAATTCATCGATTTTTGATCTTAGTTGTTCATCAGAAAGTTTATGCTGCATTTTCAGCCGGTCCATTTGAATCTGTCTTTTGGTTTTTAGCAAATTTTTTAAATCAGAAATTTTTTCTTGCTCATCCGCCACTTCTTCTACTACGTCTTTTGATTCTTTTTCTAAAAGAATACCATTATCATACTCATTATCATATTCATTATCACGTTCGTTTTGCTTCGAAATTGAAGCATTTGCTTCGCTTGCTTTCTCTTGCTTCGATGCTCTTGATTTTCCGCTAGTTACACCACCTTTCTTTCCTGCTTCTGACCTTTTTTTGCAAACCTCTTCGTATTTCTTCAAATCTTTTTTTAGAACATTTTTCAATTTTTGAGCTGCGAATTGGAGCAATCTATCCTCATTTTCGAACTCTGGATTTTCATCGTTAACGTATTGAAGCAAATGTTTAATTAGCTTCCCTGCTTCAGCATCTGTTAAAAATTCGAAGTCTTGCTTCCATTCCGCATAAAAGACAAAAGTGTTCTTATTTTCAGCCATTCTTTTAAATTTATTACTGACTTATTATTTCAATTCTAGCTTTCCATCAACCTCTTTAAGATCCTTATTTCCGACGTTAATGTCAAAATACTTGTAATCGTACCGATTGCCTAAATTCGTCTCAAAAACGATCTTCTGAATCTTTCCTATTCCTGTGAAGTTAACCTTCTTAATGCCTTTGTATTTGTAAGGCGTAACATTGATAATTACCTCCTGGTCTATATCTAATTCTTTAACTTTCATAGATTTTCATTGTTTTTTGGTGAGTTTCATTTAAAAACTCTTTGGTGAAAATATTTGCATGTGCTTTCTCATGACAGGTTCTACACAGTGCGATAAGATTCTCAATTTTATCTTGCTGATCTTTTGTTTTGCTACCGAATTCCGATCTCCGAATTATGTGATGAATCTCGGTTGCTTGACAATGGCATATTTCACAGTGGTAGAACCCGGAATGAGAGGGGAAATACTCCAGATATACTTTCGTATGTTTTTCCATTTAAGACTCCTAATCGTAGTAAATCATGTAAAATTTACCTTTTTCATCCTGACCTTGGGAAATCATTTTCCTGTCACCGTGAACGTAGATGTGAAAATTCTTATCTAATTTGATAATTGATTTAAAATGACGTTGAGACTTCTTAACTGCTGCAGTAGATATTGGGAATTCTTCAGAAACATTTATCTGATATTCTTGCTCGTAATCAGTTTTGAAATTATTGAAGCTTTCGATTACATGTTCATCTTTCAAAACCTCAGCAGCGAAATCATCAAGTTTAAATTCTTCTTTTTCCTTGAAAAAATTAAGAGTATTATTTAAAAAATCAGCCTGATCAACTTTTGACACTTCAAATTCCTGAGGAAGTTGTTTTGTGAAATAATCTTTATAGATTGATAGTGATTCCTGAGTATGGTAGTAATCATCCTCCCTCTGTCTAACTTTGAGGAAATCTTCAAACCAGTAATACATATCACCGTTTTTGTTGTTGTCAACTACTGAAAGAACATATCCGGTTTCTTTGTCTTTGTTGAAAATTAAAGCTGCTTTGTCAATTTTCGCTAAACTGATTCCCTGGTCTTTTTCAAGATCCATTGTTTCATCGTGTGGGAATATTTTCAAGAAAGATTCTCTTTTCTCAGTTTTGAAGATTCCGATTTTATCAACTTCATTTTCGTTTTCAGCTTGGAAGAATACGATGAACAATTCCCCACCTTGCACTCTTGGATTTTCGGCAGCATCATACAAATGTCTACCGATATTTTTTGACTGATCAATAAGTAATTCTGGATTTGCAAAAATAAAATCTACTGTTGAGTAAATTAAATTATTGGTTAAATATGAATCACTGTAAAACTGAAATGTTTCTTCGCTTTTAAAAGCGCTTAAAAAGTAGTTTTGAATAAGTTCGGACATATTCTCGTCCAATTGTAATTCTTCATTCGTAAACGATGCTCCTTCACCGTTGATTTTGTTTCCTATTTTGTGTGCTACTATTTTCATTTTAGAGGTAAATTTTGTTTTCGTGTTGTTCGATCTTGTTTTTGATTTCTTCCAGGTGGATAAGATCTTTAGGTTCCGGAAGGTAAAGTCCTAAAGTCTGAGCTGAGTAGTTTCTGAATCTCTCAGTAGCAAGCGAAAACTCTTCTGTATTTAAATTTGCTGAACTTCTCCAGTCTTCTCTTTCTTCTCCGGTTACATAGTTGATATGTGTGGTTTTGAATATATCCGGATTGACTTTCTTTTTGAAGTGCTCCAATTTAATTTCAGCGAGCGTATCTCCATATTCTAAAGCGTAATGACTTAAAATTAAATGCAGATAATTGTTCTGGCTGTAGGTTCTGTTTTTCTTCTTTTCCAAAACCTCAATCTTTGCATTTTTCTCAAAGAGATGTTTAATTCTCCTGATAGCTCTCTGTTTCATGGTTGGATTGGATAAGTCGAAAATCATAGGAGGGAATTTTAATATCTTGACCAGTAAGTTTCCATACTTCCGTCTAAGTCAGTAATTTTAACCTGAGCAGAATACAATCTGAAAATCTTAGCTTCAATACCATATAAGTGCGATAACAATTCTGGTGTAGCTGATTTTCTTCCTCGCCAATTATTAATATACATCGATAGAATTCTTGCGCCTTCATTTCTTGTAGAAATCGTGAATTCGAAAGTGCATTGTCTTTTTTCTTTATTAGCTTCAATATCGGCATACACATGAACCCAATTATATGTACTTTCATCTTCATCATCTACAATAAATGTAATTTTCCCTTCTCCATCTTGGTCTTGATCCTCCATTGCTGCCTCGATAAACATTTGGTTGATTTCATAAAGAGAAATTTCTTTTTTATCAACAAATCCGACAATATTTTGAGTCATATCAATGATCGGTTGTATATTTACTTGGCTAACTAAGTTTTCGTTTATTACTTTTCCGATCAAAGAACTGTAATCAATTAAATCAAACTTCTGAAGATTTACATTGATACTTTCTTCAATTTTGCTTTTAATTGAGTCTTTTACATTACCCCATCGAAAAATATCGGAAACAATATCCTCGATCATTTTTGTGGTTTTGTCCTCAATCATCTGAGGTAGTTTTTCAGCAATGACTTTTTCAATTGCTATGTTTGTTTCTTTGTTAAAATCCATGATTATAATTATTAAAAAGGTGTTTTATTTATATTAATTGTCATTCCTCCGTTCGCTGTGTGAACTTCTTTTCCGGTGATTCCTGAGACTTTCTTTGCGAAGTTTATCTCATGGGAATTGCTGTCAGATAAGTGAATCAAAACGATGTTATTTACCTGTGAGAGATCATTTGCGAGTAGAAAATCCATACATGTCTCAATACTCATGTGAGAGTTGTAAATCCTGTCTCTCAAGAACTTTTTATCTCCTAACTTCTCATTGATGATATCAGCATCGTAATTCGCTTCGATAATGATATTGTTCAAACCTTTGAAGGTGTAAGGACAATAAACCGTATCAGTAAGAAATAGCACCGTTCCGCAATCTGTGTGATTAACCAAGAATCCGCAAGGCTCAGCAACATCATGGATTGTAGGAAAGGAAATGACATTGAAGTTTCCGACTTTGAATTGTCCTTTCTGTGGAATCACAACTTTTCTTGAGCTTACTGTATTCTTTGAAGTTGAGTTTTGGAAAGTTCCTGCGGTTGCATAAACATTGATTCCAGATCCTAAAACTTCATTGATACTCTTTGCGTGATCGCCGTGCTCGTGCGTGCAGATGGCGCCGGATATTTTGTTCACTTTGAAATCAATCGCTTTTTTAATATCCATGATGTTCACTCCGCACTCGATAAGTAATGCTTCCTCCTCATTTTCGAGGAGGTATGCATTGCCTTTACTCCCAGAACCAATTACTTTCAGCTTCATCAGAAAGATGGTCCTGAATTAGAATCTACTTCTTCCTTTACTCCGAAATCCTCCATGATCTCTTCATACTCTGCAGCATCTGAAATATCTTTGAAGCCGATTTCCTCCTTATTCGCATTTTCTCTTATATCCTGCTTCACATCTGATGAAACTCTATCTGATGAAACAGCTCGATCTTCATTTTCATAAAGAACAGCATCGTCAGAACCTCTTACCAAAAGTTTACAAGCTCTATTGATTACAGTTTTCATGGCCATCTGATCAGGAAAGTTTTTGTGAGCTGGAGAATTACCTTTCATAGCACCCTGATTCCAAGAATCTCTGATCTGAGCCATGCTCATAATTTCAACATCCTTGCTTCCATCCTGCATATCTAAGATTGCATAAGCTCCTACTACATCTTTACTTCCTAAACTTGCAAGAGTTTGTTTATGAACTAAAACTCTGGATTTACCTGTTTCCGGATTATTTTCAAATTCAAATTGATCTTCCTTGAAAATCGCTTTTGCTTTGATATCTTTCAATCCTCCGAATCTTTTCGCTAAAACGATGTTCCCGGTATATTCGATTGAGCAATCAAGTTTATCACCGTAAGGAATGAAATCACATTGCTTTTTCATTGGAGATAATCCCCAGACTACCATTTTTAATAGAGCATTTGCGATTGATTCTTTTGTACAAACTTCAAGAACCATTTTACCCTGACTGTTTTTTTGTTCGCTCAACAGTAGATATGCTGATTTTAGAGCGTTTTCAGGTGAATAGTTTTCCGGGATTCTTAATTCTCCGGCAGCTTGAAAAGCATCTACTTTTGCCAGTACCTGAGCTGAAATATCTTTTTTTACGTTTGCTAATTGTGTATTGTTTTCTGTTTGCATGATTTTATATTTTTGTGATTATGCTATTCTTAATTTTTTATCTTCCGGCGATACGAAAAGATTGACGATTTGTGAAGGACTATCGATAAGGTTTACAACTGATTCTCTGTTGTCAATAATGATCGGGGCTGAAACATTGTAGAACTCGCAAAGAGTATTGATAATGTCAATTCCTGCATTGATTCTTGAAGCGGTGTTTGCATCAGAAATAGGCACTCCATTGACTAAAGCATCACAACATTCGATCAATGCACCGTTGATTTGCTTTTCAAACAATCTGAATTTCACAAATGAGAATTTCTCATTGATTCTATCTTCGATTGTATCTACTTTCAGTTTTATGAAATTGTCAATAGTGTATTGAGTTTTCTCAATATCAGCGATTGACTGAGCAAGCATCTTTTCTTCTTTTTGAAGTTCAGCGATACGGTTGTTGGCTGTCTGAATTTGATCATTAGCTTGAAGAGAATTTCTCAAAACTTGAATCTCAGAATTGATACTTTGTTTTTGAGTTCTCAGATCGTTTTGATCATTCGGGTCAGGAAGTTCGAAAACTTTAGCTTCCAATGCAGCAACCTGAACTTTAAGATCTTTTAAGTCCTTGTTTTCAGAAGTGTATTTTGCAATCAGTTCCTGTGGATCAAGAGAAGTAATTAACTCATCTTTCTTTTGATCTTCTAATTCTTTTTCTAAGATTGAGATCGAATCAGCAGTTTCTTTGATGAAAGCTTCACCGCTTCCAATTCTGGTATTTACCTCAGATAATTCAGCAGCTGCATTTGCTTTTTTATCGGAAATTGCTTTTCCCTCAGCATTGATACCATCAAGAATACTTTTCTTATTAGTATTAAATTTGGTTTGTAATTCAGCTTTCTGATTTTCTACCGTCGACGTATCAAGCGGTCTCTCACAGCAAGGACAAACTGCGTTTTCATCTGAGAATACAAAGTTTTTAGCATTCTCAACATTCCACAATTCTCTTTTATCCTGAATAGATTTTTCATATGAAGAAATTGAAGTTTCAAGAGTTGTTTTTTCAGATCTTAATCTGATCAGTTTTTGTTCTGCAGGTTGAAGTTCATTCGATTTTTTATCGTTGATCTGCTTCTGGATTTGATCAGCTTTAGAATCTCCGGACTTAGCTTCGTTTTTAGCTTTTTCAGCGATTTCAAAAACAATTGTATTTACTTTTCGTGCAAGTTTGAAAATCTCATCTTGATTTGCATTTCTTTGATTAATAACCTCATCAAAAGCTTTCGATTTATCAAGCAATTGATTCTCGATGTTTTCAATCTGAGATTCTTTTGCTTTAATTCCAGCATTTATTTCCTCGGCGTTTACCGCATCTGGCTTACTTCTTTCCACCTCATCGATACGAGTAGGAATCATCTTGATATCATCCTTCGCTTTTTTGATGGTAGCAGCAATCTGCTTTTTATATTCCTCTAAAGATTTGTTCGTCAATTGAGCAACTAAAGCGATGTATTCTTCATTTCCTGCAACTAAATCAGCATCTGAAACCTCACCAGCAATTTTCACTAAAACATCTCTTCTATCCTGCCATTTCAAAGAATTAAATGCAGATGGAGATGTGATAAGTTTAAAAACTTTTTCATCGATAATTTCACCTACCTTCTCGTTATATTGCTTCTGAGACATCGGAACATCATTCCAATAGTATAAAGTTTCATTTCCCGAAAATTCTGATTCTAAAGCTCCTTTAGTTTTTACCCACTTTTCACGGAAAACTCTTTTTAATCTTACCGGTTCTGAGTTTACAAGGAAATCACCTTCCACTTCATGGTCTATTTTCGGGATCACATTGTTTTCAGAGTCCAATGTTTTAAGTTCGAAATCTTTTCTGTCTGTGCTATCCTTTCCAAAAAGCAACCAGGTACATGCATCGAATAGAGAAGTTTTTCCGGTCCCATTATCACCGAAGATATTCGTGTTGTTGTCGAAATCAATACTTAGATTTCTAAGACCCTTGAAGTTTAATACGGATAATCTTTTTAATTGTACATTGTTCATCTTTATAGTTTTAAAATTGTTTTTTAATTTCTTTATATTTTTGATTTGCTTCGAGTTCGGTTTCAAATTGAGCTACAGATACAAATGGATATTTAGTTTTATTGATGCTCTTATTTTCCATTCTAACAACCCATTTTTTTGAAACTTCACTGTAGAAAACTCCTTCTTCGTTTGGAAATTTTTCTTCTTTAAACCTTTTGAAGCTTCTACCGTGGTTTAAACCCGCCATTATTAAAGCTTTTCATTTTGCAAATCCTTAATCTCTTTGATAAACTCATTTACAGCGGTTAATTCTGCGTGAGTTAAAGTGTCATATCCAATTCGTTTCGCATTAACGAACCATATCCCTCCGATGTTTTCAATTCTGATGTTCATGGCCATATTTTATGAAGTTGGAAAATTCTTTGTGATAGATTCTCAGAAATCCAACCACTAAATACACACAAGCCGGAAGTAAAAAGACCGTGATGTTTTGGTTTTCAGAACAGGCTAAAACATAGACTGTATTGAGAACAAGAAGGAAGTTTAAAAAGTTTTTCATTTGATTGAGTTTTTAAGTTTGTTTTGGAGCTTTATCCCATCCCCGGCGTTTTGCCGCTTGTGCTAATAAAAGCTGAACACTTGGAGAAAGTTCTTGCGCGGCATCCACTCCGCTATTCTCTTGTGCTATTTGTTTTTCCAGTAGTTCAATTCTTTCCCAGACTTCAGCGTTGGCTTTCTTTTGTTGATCTTCTACTCTCCATTGCTTTACCCTAAGTGCGTGAACTGCTTTCTCCAGTGTTCTGCTCATGATATTTTATTTTCTGATGGAAATTTTCTGTGATACTCTTGCTCGATTGCGTGATAGTTCGTTGCTTTCAGCGCATAAGCGTTATAAAGTGTTCTATCAGCTGTTGCTTTGTCTGCTGTTTCCTTCATGCAGAAGAGAAATGAATCAAAGACAAATTGCTTTTCAAAATCTCTCATTCCTTTGAATGGATCTGCTGTTTTTAAGTTTGGTTTCATACGCAGTCTAAAAGCATTTGATTAACCGTCTTCTTACACAGCCTTGCGCTTTTTATTTTCGCATCGGCATTCTTACTAGCTATCGACATCAGTCTTTTTAAGGCTAGAACATTCTTTTCAGTCACGGGATTAGTTCTGTAAACTATATCTCTCAGAGTCGATGAGCTACAGCTATTTTCCTCTGCTGCCACATCGGCGATATCTTCTTTCGTTGTAAACTCACGTAGGTAAGTTGACAACTGAGATGAAATAGGCTGGCTAATTTTTAACATTGTTATATTATTTGTATTTTCGTACTGTAAAAAGCAATTGTTTATCGTAATTGCTTTACAAATGTACAAACATTGTATGTAATTACAAACAATGTTTGTATTTAAAATTATAAATAAACTATAACTCTTTGATTTTCAGTCTTATTATTTTTAAAGTAAATTTTATATTTGCGAAAATTATAATTGTAAAGATTGGATTTTGTAAGAAGTTGAAAACATATTTCAATTATTATGAGCGAAAAAACAAACAACGTAAGTACACTTCCTGATGTTAACCGAAGAATTTTAGAACTGGTTTCAGAAAGAGCTAATGGAAATGTTTCAGAATTTTCAAGAATTATAGAGCAGGAACAGCAAAAAGTCGATCGTTTATTCAAGGTTGACAAGCGTACACAAAAGTTCCCGAAACCATCCGATAGTATACTCGAGTCTATAATTAAAAAATTAGATATTTCTAAAGGCTGGTTATTACTTGGAGTAAGTGAAGGGAATCAATCAGAGGATAGAGATGCAAAATCCTTCAAATTTCTATCAATAGAAGAAAAGCTTAATTTGCTATACCAGCAAAATTTAGAATTAAAAGAAGAAAATGAAAATATTAAAGACATTTTAGATGAGATGTCATTAACTATGGAAATTTCTCTTGCACCAATATTAAGACACTTTAAACTGAAAGTTGACGACAAACAGAGTGCACAAAAAAATAGCTCAATTAGTTAAAGCCTAATTGAGCTATTTTTATACCAAGTCTAAATTTTTGCAAATTTGCTTCTAAAGATATGGATTCTACCAGAATCAATCTCTGCTCATCTGAAAGTGTTGCGAATCTAACCTGTCTCAGAAGATGATAGTTATTTGAAATATACTCTTCATATTTTATTAAGCCCCTATCAAAAAAGTCTTCATTGCGATAATGTAGCTGCCGGATAAAATTACGCTGCTCCTTATTTACTTTCTTCATCGCTTTTCGTTTTTGATATTGAAATTCTTTCTATGGTTCTGAATTGTATTTCATCTTGAAGTTTCAAGTTTTTCACATATTCCTGCAGTCTATATATAATGTACAATCCTGGTAAAAGCATTATTAAGAACCCTAACCTATGAAACCAATCTGGATCAATATTAAAACCAAATCGCATAAGTTCATACATTACTAATGAGTATGTAGCTGCGTAAATAGGAAAGAAATAAGTATGAGGATAAGCTTTTAATAATCTTCCTAAACTTGTAAGAAGTATAGAAACGTATAAACTTTCAATCCAAACATCCGATCGAAGTAAAACTCCCCTCGCGTCAAGAGTTTTATTAAATTCAGGGTCTATCCATGACCATATATTATCTGTAAACGGAACAAAACCCGATAATATAACTATTATCGAGCCTACTAATTTAATATAAGTAAATCTGTGTTTACCTCCTAGGCGGAATTGGGACGTTTTTAGGATCTCCTCCTTCATTTGGATCTGGATTTGGGTCTGTTCCGGTTTCTGGGTCAAGCCCACTCCCACTATTTAATGGTAATGAGTAAGGAGTAATACCAATATTTGTTGTATCACTCTCAATCTTGTTTTGAGAACCCGGAAGGTTATTAATTTTTAGTTTTTTCACATCCAACTTATCTGCAGTTGCTGGATTTTCATTTAATTGCTCATCCCTCTCAGGCGAACAAGAAATTACACTCAAAGCGCAAATTGCGCCAATAAATAAGACTTTTGTTTTCATCGAATTATCAATTTTAAATTCGAACAAAAGTACTTATTTGCAAAAACATACGTGTAAAATTCGGCTGCAATATATAAATATTTCAAAAATAAAAGAATTATTATTACTGAAAATTTACACTTTCCGTATTTTTACGGATACCCATAAATAGAATTAAACTTGTATTATTACATTTGCGATTACAAATATATAAATAAAATTAAATTAACGTACCATATACGTTGGTAAATTAAAAAAAATGAAGAAAATATTTTTATTCTTTGCACTCATCATAAACACTATATTATTTTCACAAGAATTAAAATTTGAGGAAGTAGTGAAAGCTGACTCAACGATAACAAAAGACGAGCTTTTCAATAGAGCAAGATCTTGGATCGGTAAGAACTATAACAGTGAAAAACACGTTATCTCCACAGAAGATCGCTCTAACGGTGAGATTTCAGGAAATGGAAGTATGACCTATAAAACTAATAAGTTGTATTTCGGTGTAGGTGCAGTTATGGGAGATATAGATTATAAAATTAACATTTTTGTTAAAGATGGAAGATATAAGTATTCATTCCATTCATTTAGACATACCGGAACTTATGTAGGAGGAAGCAATCCTATTAGTTATGGATTGTTAACAGAAGACCAAGAAGCTCCTAAACCCACAAGAGGAAGAACTAACAATAAAGCATGGAAAGACATAAAAGTGCAGGCTTCAATTAAAATTAAAGAAACTATTGAATCTTTAAAACAAGCAATGAACAAAGAATACGAAGCTTCTAAAGACTGGTAACACACATCTCTTAACAATTTTCGCTGTCATTAATAAATTAGATAAAAAATAAGAATGAAAAAACTTATACAACTTTCCCTATTAATATTTTGCGCATTATATCAAAGTCAAACTTTATAAGGCAGTGAAGAAATAATCAAATGTTAAAATTTTATTAAATTAAATATTTTGCGTGTATTCATTTGCACGCAAATAAATTTTGTTGTACATTTGAAGTATCAAAATAACAAAACAGTTTAACAATTAAAATTTAACAAAATGAAAACTTACACAACAACTCAAGGTCAAGAATTTACAATCGATTATGCTTCTGCAATTACTGCAGGTTATGGACATCAGAAAATTACAGCTTCTGTAGTTTCTGAAAATGGAGATAAAAGAGATTTTAATGCAAAGACTAACAATATGCCTGATTTTGATGATGCTACAGATTTAGAAGGTCAAGAAAAATATGAAGCTCTTTTTGATTTAGTAGATTATTCTTTAGATAGCGAAATTTCAGAATGGTTATACGAATTAGACAATTCAGAAGACTAAAAAAAACAACAAAACCTCTCAAAGCGAGAGGTTTTGTCTATCAAAATAACTTTAGTGTTTAACGACTAAAATCTTTACAAAGATATGAAAGAAATTCAATTACCGGTTTTTCTGTTGGCTGAAGAACCAACAAAACCAATAGACAGAGATGTTTTTATTTATTCACCTCACTACCAATCTTTAGTATTAATAATTCCGGAAGATGAGAAAACAGTCTTACTAAATGAAGAAATGCGAAAAAAACCTCGTAAAACGTTCTATTATCAAGATGAGGTTTTCGAATTGATAGTGATTCAAAATAACATTTTAGCTACTGGAGGGATTCTTTCTCCGGAAATTTCGGAAGAAGAATTTTTAAATAAAGCTTGGAAGTTCTGGGAAGAATATGTGATTTGGGAAGATAGCAATATTGATGATTCAGAAATATCACAATTAAATTAATATGACGAGTCACGAGAAAGCAATATACATAATCTCCGAACTAGGGATTGCACCTAAAAAAATTGCAGAAATTATTAAACCAAGTCTTTCCGCGGTTTATTCAAAATTAAAAGGTGAGAATAGAAACGTCTTCACAGATGAAGATTATAACTTATTAAAAAACTATGTTTTAGAAAAATCGAAGCAAATAAAAAAGCTTTAGCTAAATATTAAAACCTCCTTCTTAGGAGGATTTTTCTTTTTATATATCTTCCAACGTACATAAAACTTTTATTTATATTTGTAAACTGATTACAGCTACAATTCAATGGAAGAAAAAAAAATTAATACCGGTAGATACAACGAAAAAACAAAACGCCAAATTCAGGCAGAAAGCATTTCGGAAGACTATCCGCATGTAAGAAGATTTTTTGCAGCTTTGTTTGATATTATTGCTACTGAAAAAGAACCCGATTATACTAATTTTTGTAAATCTAATGGAATTGACGGGAGGAATCTACAAAAGGTAATTACAGAACCTCATCGTAATCTAAAGGTTGAATACTTCGGTATTTTAGTGAAGAAATATGGTTACTCTGCTAAATGGTTGTTAACTGGGGAAGGAAAAATGAAGTAATGACCATTGTTTGAGCTTGTCACATCCGTGTATGGAAAAGTGTAAAGGATTATCAGAAACAGTAAAAAAGACAAATTTAAAAAACTATATTTAATTGATTTTTAGCACGATAGCAATTTAAGAAATAGGCAGGTTTGGTCTGCAACACCATCTACAGCGGTTCGAATCCGCTAGGCACCTCTTATTTTAATCCCTAATCTACAATAGTTTAGGGATTTTTTATTAAAAAAAAATTCATTGATCATCGGTAAATAAAAAACACAATAACTTACTGATTCTAAAATCAATAAACTTTTCTTTTCGAAAAATACTTTTTATAATGGGGAAATCCTTGGCTGTAATACCAAAATCCTGACTTACTACTTTGCTGTTTTAAACAAGCAGAAATTAGAAAAATAAGCAATAAGGCAAAACCTAATAATATAAAATTTTCAAACAATGAAAGATAATCTGATATTTCCATGGGGTTTAATTTAAGTTTTTATAAATATATGTAAAACAGACCATAAACAAAACCAAATTTTCTACAATTAAAAATATTAACCCTCTGTTACTATTGGTTATAAGAAGTTTATAAATTTTAACACTTCCTTAACTAATCCTTGGCTTCATAATTGAGATTATCATGCAAAGACTGTAAAAGTTTTAATAAATAGAAAAATTTGAGTTATGAAAAATATAGTTTTAGCAGGTGTAATCTCAATATTTGCATTGACGGCCTGTAAGAAGGATGACAATAAAGTGGCTGAAAAAACATTAGAACAGCAGAAATTAGAATTTCAGGCAAGACAGCTTGATATAGAAAAGCAAAAATTGGCTATTGAAAGAGAAAGATTTGCTTACGAAGCACAAAAAAGAACCGACAGTATAGCTGAAGTTGAAAAAGCAAAAACAGCTGCTGCAGCAAAACCTCAGGTAATCAAAGAAACCAAAACAATATACAGAGATGCTCCTTCTTCTAATAACGGAAGCCAGGCAAGTAACTCTTCATCTCAAGGGACTACAACAGCTAAGAAAAAAGGAATAAGTGAAGCGGCAAAAGGTACAGCAATTGGTGTAGTGAGTGGTGCTGCTTTAGGAGCTATTGTCAATAAGAAAAACCGTGGTGGTGGTGCCGTTGTAGGTGGTATTATCGGGGGTGCAACAGGATATACTTTAGGTAGATCACAAGATAGAAAAAGTGGTCGGGTACAGCCTAAATAATTAAATATTTTCAAAAACATGAAAGATTGCTTATTTTTAAGCAATCTTTTTTTTTTATGCTTCTGATTTTATGCTCTTCAATTTTCCTGATGACAACCTTAATGGGTTGGGGAAAACTGATGGAAAATATTTTTGGAAAAAACCTACACGGAATTTCAGGAAAAATTTTAACGGGAATTCTTTCAATCGGATTGATTTTCACTGTCGTAGCATTTTTTATCCCGCTAAATCTATATGTTGAAATTCCTACAATCTTAATCGGATTTCTTTACTTCTTTAAAGACAAACTTTATTTGGAGTTTTTTCGGTTTTCAAAAAAAGACTCAATTATTGTAGGGATTTTAGCAGCTGTAATTTTGTTTTCGGCTTCTTTTTATCCATTTATATTAGATCATTTCGGATATTACGTTCCTTCGATAAAATGGCTTACAGAGTATGGTTTAGTTAAAGGAATATCCAACTTAGATCTGATTTTGGGACAGATGTCGGTTTGGCATATTTTACAGGCAGGATTCAGTAATTTTGCAGACCTATTTTTAAAGCTTAATGCGGTTTTACTTCTTATTTACGGAATTTATATTGTCGAAAATAAAAGCTGGATTCAATTTATTTTTATTCCTATTTTACTTGTTTTTTCGCAGTCTCCAAGTCCTGATTTACCCACCATTGTATTTTCTCTGATTATTTTGAATGAAATTTTATCAGGAAATAAAAATCTCACTTTTTTATTCACATTGTCTGTTTTTACTTTTGCGATAAAACCAACCGTTATTTGGCTCCCGATTTTCATTCTGCTCTACTCTGTTTTTATTTTAAGATTTCAGTATAAACAACTTATTTTCGGTTCACTAGTTTTTCTTTTATTCATCGTAAAAAACATTTGGACATTTGGTTATCCTGTTTTTCCTTTTGCAGCTTTCGACTTAGAGTTCTCATGGAAACCCAATCCGGAACTTCTAAAAGCATCATCACAATTTGCCTTAGTAAAAACTTTTGATGAACAATATTCTTATGCAGAAATTTTAAAATTCTCATGGTTTGATTACATTAAAAACTGGCTTTTCTTAGACGGAATTAAATCAATTATCAATATTTCCTTTGTGGCAAGTGTATTTGGG